TGGAACACCGGGAACTGGAACACCGGGAACAGGAACACCGGGAACAGGAACACCGGGAACTGGAACACCGGGAACTGGAACACCGGGGACTGGAACAAATCGTCTTTTAATACTGGTTGTTTTAATACAGAGGAACAGAAGATCATGCTGTTCAATAAGCCGTCAGATATGACATATCGTGAATGGATGGATTCATATGCAAGATATTTACTGAATCAGATACCAAAGAATGTTGTTGAATGGGTATACGAAGATGATATGACGGATGAAGAAAAGGTTGAGAACCCTACATATAAAACAACTTGTGGTTATTTGAAGATCCTTGATGAATCTGAGTGTGCTCAGATCTGGTGGGACGGATTGGAAGATGAAGATAAGAAAATTATTCAATCAATACCAAATTTTGACCCTGATATCTTCCGCCAGTGCACAGGAATTGAGGTTGGGTAATGAAATGAGCTATAGGTTTTTAATGTATATTTCGTAAATAAATTTCTTGGAGAGAAAAAATGAAGAATAAAATTGCAGGAATTGCATTGGCTTTAAGCATTGCACTTACAATGCATGGATGTGTGGACGGAACAACTACCGTTATTTCCTCAAATGAATCTGAAACGGTTCCCGTGTCATATGAAGCGTTGATGTACGACAACTCTGGAAATAATTTTCTGAACTTTACCGGCAACAGCTTCACAATCGAACCAAACAAAGCGAAGCAATGGGGCTGGAATACGGATGGCAGCTGGACAAGCTGGTATGAGACAAGTTCCGTTGTTACGATCGGTATTGATGGAAATTATATCCAGTCATGCGGAAGCAGCGTGTTGTTTAAGGATACGCGTTTGGAAATGTTAGAAATTCCAACTGAATTAAACACGAAAGAGGCATCAAGAGAAGATGGCTATGACGTATCTGTGAGCGGTAGACCGATTTGTACATATTATGGGCTGAAAAATTGGTGGTATGACATGCACGAAAAGGGTCAGCATGGACAGAAATTGATACTTGTCCAGTCTCAGGATGGATATAACATTGGAGCGTTTATGGGAGATGATGTTACTTGGGAAGTTGAAGAAAATCTTCCGAAAACGACAAAAATCATGATCGACGGACTTCCTCTTTATATCCATAGATGCAATTTTACCATTATCGATTCTCAGCTTATTGAAGAGCAGACAAATTGAAAACGGAGGAAGAATGAAGAAGATTTTGATAGCAGCACTTTTCGCTGCGGTAATTGCAATACCGATCACCGCAAATGCGCAGGAAGATACCTATATTTCGGAAGAGATCCAGGATGCGTGCGTCTGGTATGGCGAGCAATACAACATTTGTCCGGAGCTGCTTATGGCAATTATCGAAAGAGAGAGTTCCGGGCAGCAGGACGCAACAAACGGTGGATGCAAAGGGTTGATGCAGGTATACGAAAAATTCCATAAAGACAGAATGGAACGCCTTTCCGTAAACGACATTTACGACATGAATGGAAACATTCTTGTTGGAACAGATTACCTGTCTGAACTCTTTGAAAAATACGGCGAAACAAGCACTGTTTTGCAGGTATACCACGGCGAAAAAGACGCGGTCAAAAAATCAGAGTCAGGATACATCAGCAGTTATGCCGATGGAATCATGAAGAGAAGCGAAGAGCTGGAAAGGATTCATGGAAAATGAAAAACAAGTTTAAATTTCAAAACCGGATTTTTCAGATTGCGTGTGAGGGAAAGTCCTGTTGCGTTATAAATGGCGTTCCTTGTGCGTGCGAGGATTCAGACTGCGAAATGTGCGACTTCAATAATACGTTCGAGTGCAATTCCCAGTTTAAGGCATGGTGCAATACGGAAGAAGATGAAGTGAAAAAGACCGACTGGTCAAAAGTAAAAAAGGACGAAAAGGTTTATGCGCGTGACACGTTTGGCTACTGGAGACCGTCGCATTTCGCATGTTTTGACGGAGGCTATGTATATGTATATGTAAACGGGAAAAGCAGCTTTACAGAATATATTACAAGAAAATATCTGCCGAACGATGTCGTGCTTGCATCAAGAAAGGATAACAAAAATGAAAAATCCGATAATTAGCATCCCTAGAGCGAGCGAAGAACTGATTAAGTCGCTTATAAGCGCCGGAATCCTATTTGTAGACGAAAACGGCGTACATGTAAAGGAGAATTACAAATGAATAGCATTGTTATCACAGGAGACGTTGGGGAAGTAAAAGAAGTAAATACAAGAGAAGACGGGAGATGCTATGAGTTTTTGGTTTCCGCCGTTCGCCTTAGTGGAAAAGTTGACACATTAAAGTGTTTGGCTCCTGCACGAATTTTCCATGATGATCCAGAAGGAAAGCATTTAACTTTATACGGAGAAATTCGCACCAGAAACGAGTACGAGGGGGAGCACAGAAAGCTACTTTTATACGTGAATGTATCCTCTGTCGCGGAATGCGAAGAAAAGAGGAAATACGAAAACACAGTAACTTTAAGAGGGTTTATTTGCAGCAAAGTAAACACGCATCTTACAAGCTCTGTTGGGGCTGTTTCCAATTCGCTTGTCGCATGCAACTCAAATAAGAATTCTTATTACATCCCTGTTGTTTTTTTTAAAGGAGCATCGAGAGTTGTACGCAATGCAAAAAAAGGCACAGAAATTTCCGTTACCGGTATGCTGACAAGCCGGCATTACAAAAAACACGACGAAAACGGTGATGTTATTACGGAAGCTGACACATACGAAATCGTAACATCAATCGTATTTTTAGAAAAATGGAGGGAGAAAAATGCAGATCAAGCATCTGAAATTAAATAATTTCTGCGGTTTTTTTGGATCAAAGACATTTGACCATGATTTCTTCGAAAAAACAGAAATCACGGGTGCAAACGAAGCTGGAAAGTCCACTGTAAAGAAAGCTATCTTCTGGATTTTTAATTGCAGAGACGAGAACGGAAAAGAAATTTCCGGAATTCGCCCGCATGATGAAAATGGAAATGACATCAATGATCTTGAAGTGTCTGCAGAGCTCACTGTTGAAGTGGATGGAACAGTGAAAATTCTCAAAAAAGTAAGCAGACAAAACCTCAATAAAAAGGGCGAATTTACCGGAAATGTTATTGATTATTATATCAACGACATTCCGAAAAAAGCAAGTGATTATGCGGAATATATCTCATCATTCGCAGAAGAATATGTTCCGTATTGCATGAACGCAATGACACTTTTGCTTAAAAGCTCCGTGGATCAGAGAGCTGTCCTTGCGAATGCTTTTGGGAAGCATAGCGACACGGACATCTGCGATATGTATCCGGAATTTGAAGAATTAAAACCTCTTTTTGAGGACGGGAATATCGAAGAGTTAAAGAAGCGTTGCAACACGCAGCTTAACGGAACAAGAGGTAAATCTGGTACAAAAGGACTTAAATCTCTTCTTGATGAAATTCCCAGCAGGATCGACGAAGCAAACCGTGGGAGACTGCCGATTGATACTGAAAAACTCGAATCGGAAAAGAAATCTCTTGAAGTCTTGCTCAACGAAAATTTAGAGAAGCAGACCGATCTCGGGAAGATACTTTCGGAAGCAGATAAGATTTCTGATGGAATTCTTGAATTGCAGTTTTCTCAGAATGAATTAAAGCGATCTGCAAATGAAGAGAATATCAAAAAGAGAATCGCGATTGAATCTGAAATTTCAGCATTGAAAGATGATAAGCGTGGAATTGAAAAGAGCGTATCTGCATTAGAGAAAGAAATTTCCGATTTAGAACTAGAAGCAACTACATATAAGAATAAAATTTCTCTTTTGAGGGTCAAATACAAAGAGGCATATGGCAGAAAGTTTGACGAAAACTCGACCGTTTGCCCGTACTGCGGACAGGAATATCCGGAAGAGCGGAAGCAGCAGTTAAGAGATGAGTTCGACATCCACAAAAAAGACGAACTAGAAAAGATCGTGGCAAACGGAAATGAAGCAAAATCGCTCTTTGAAAGGTCCGCAAAAGAATCCGAAGAGCTAAAAGCATCGATTCCGGTTTTGCGAGATAAGCTAAACGGGTTTGCACGTTGCATCCAGGAAAAGGAAACGGAACTGAGTACGATACCAGAATTCGTCGACGTGTCAAATACCGATGAATACATCAATCTGCAAAAATCTATCGAAGAGAAAAAAGAAGCACTGGATCGGTACTCCGATATCTCGGAAGTAAAGCGCAATTTAAAAGTAGAGGAAGCTTCTATCCGCCAAAGAATTGCAGAATGTAATAGTCAGCTGGCTAGAACCGCCGAGAACAAAAGAATTGATTCCAGGGTCGCTGAATTGGAGATGGAACGCAGGAATATTGCACAGAAAATTACAGACGTAGAAAGACAGCTCTACCTTTTAAAACAGTTTAGTTTAAGAAAGAATGAGCTTCTACAGAATGAAGTAAATGAATATCTTGATTTCTGCTCTGTAAAAATGTTCCGTCCGCTTATAAACGGAGACATCGAAGAGTGCTGCGAATTTACATACCGCGGAGAAATGTACTCAAGAAATTTGAATCACGGATGCAGAATTCTGACAGAAATCGATATTTGCAGAGCATTCCAGAAACGATGCAATTACAGTTTCCCGATAATTATCGATGATGCGGAGTCCGTAGACGGATGGAGAATTCCTAACATCGAGAATCAGGTATTGATTCTCAGAAGAAGTGATTCTGAATTGAAAGTTTTAAATGTTGAAAGGAGATAATGATATGGCAGAGGTAACAGACGTTGCAGTAAAAGAAGAAAAAAAGGAAGTGTCGAGTCACAACAAAGTGACAGACTATAGTCTTGGCATTTTCGGTACGTCTGACAATTTTATTATGGCTATGCAGATGGCGAAAGCGCTTTCGAGCTCCACAATCGTTCCAGCTACGTTTCAGAAAAACGACGCAAACTGCTTAATTGCGATTGAGCAGGCACAGAGATTACGTGTCAGCCCACTGATGGTTATGCAGAACTTATACGTGATTCAAGGCAGACCGTCTTGGAGCTCAAAATTTCTGATCGCAGCAATCAATAATTCCAGAAAATTTGACATCGAATTGCAATTCGATGAAAAGAAAGACAAGAACGGAAAGCCATTTTCGTGCACGGCTTGGACGATGAAAAACGGAAGACGCATTGAGGGCATGACAGTTGACATGGACATGGCGAAGGACGAAGGATGGCTCAGCAAAAACGGCAGTAAATGGAAGTCCATGCCGCAGTTAATGTTAAGGTACAGGGCTGCTTCTTTCTTCTCAAGCCTCAATTGTCCTGAATTAACGATGGGGCTGTATACAAGAGAAGAGCTGCAGGACAACGATTTCAAAGAATACCCTCTGGAAGAAATGAAGGAGCGGGTCAAAAGAGATATTGAATCTAACGCAAACATGGTCGATTTTGAACCAGATGAGCCAGAAGTAGTAGAGGACGCGGACGGGCAGCAGGCGATGCCGGAGTTTATGAGAGAATAATCTGTTTTGGAGGATGTAATCGATATGAAACATACGATTCAAGAACTTTACTCCATGCAGGCTGCTCCTTTATCTACAAAAGTTCGTATGACTGCCAGCAGAATAAGAGCATGGGTGAATGAGTATGGAGAAGATGGCGTATACTTGTCGTTCAGCGGCGGAAAGGACAGCACAGTCTTAGCGCATATAATCAGAGAAGTTTGTGGTTATAAAAACATTCCTTTCGTGTTTGCGGACGTTCCAACACAATATCCAGAGTTAAAACAGTTTGCCATGACTTTTGACAACATCGTTATTCTAAAGCCAAAAATTTCGTTTGCGCAAGTTTGCGAAAAGTATGGTTTCCCGATGATAAGCAAAGAAGTCGCAGAATGCGTATATGGTGCAAGAAAATATTTGGCAACCCTGCAGCAGCAAAACACAATCGCTAAGCAAGAAAGCAAGAAAGCATATAAATACTTTTTTGATAGAGTCACAGGAACAGGGGAATACAGTAAATTTTCGGATACCCTCTCAAATGCAGAACTGATTAAACAAAATCATTTTAAAGCGCTTGAGGGGGGGGACGACACAAATATCAGTACGAAGTCTCACGCATACTTGGAACGAATAGACAGTCAATCTATGATCCAAATGACAAGAGAGGGTGGGATAACAAATATAGTAAGCTCCGAAAAATTGGAGAGTATGACACGCAGAACAGCGCTGCTCCTCGGGATGTTGTCAAAGGACAACAAAAAAATGGAGAATATCCCTAGTTTAGATAAATCTATATACTCACAAGAAAGGTATAAATTTTTCCTCGAAGCACCATTTGAAATTAGCAACAAATGCTGCAACGTGATGAAGAAAAACCCGATGCATAGATATTACCGCCAGACCGGAAGAAAACCAATCATTGCAACTATGGCAAGTGAAAGCAGGTTGAGGACGCGGGCATGGCTAAAAAACGGTTGCAATGGCTTTGACTCAACCATTCCAACAAGCACGCCGATGAGTTTTTGGACAGAACAAGATGTGTTGCTCTATATAAAAGAGAACAATCTTCCAATATGTTCTGTGTACGGAGACGTAGTTATTGATTACTCGGCTATGGGGCAATGTGAGAACCAGATGTCTTTTGCTGATTATGGGATTTTCGATAACGAAAGGCCACTGCTAAAAACAACCGGATGTGCTAGAACCGGATGCGTTCTGTGCGCGTTTGGGGCGCACTTAGAAAAAGATAGCAGGTTTTTGAGGCTGAAGGAGACGCACCCCAAATTGCACAACCTGCTATACGTCCTCAAAAACAACGGCGTTACATACGCAGAGGCTATTGATTGGGTTAATGAACACGGGAATTTGAATATCAAGTATTAAGAAAGTTAGGTGATGCACGCATGATTTTAAAAAAGAATTGGAGTGACACATGGAAGTATTATCATTTTTAGACGCAGTTCAGCGCGACATGGCTGATAATATTTACAATTTTTGCAAGGACGGAAAATGCAGCCAGTGTGGTAATTGCTGCAGCAACCTTCTTCCTATGAGTGAAAAGGAAATTTCTGCTATTCACCGTTATATAAAGAAGAAGCACATTAAAGAGTGCCGACATATAGCTCCTGCGATAACAATTTACGATATGACTTGTCCGTTTCTCGATACAGGAAAGAACTGTGAGAAATGCAGGATTTATCCTGTGCGCCCAGAAATTTGCAGACAGTTTATTTGTGATAACGAGCAGAGGGCAAAGCATAACCGGGCACTGTATGGCCAGACAAGGAGCATTATCGATGTAAGAAATGAGTTTTTTGGTTTGCGAGGTGAGGAATAATTGAAACTTAAGACATTAGCAACCGGTTCTTCCGGGAATTGCCATTTGCTTATTGCTGATAACGGGGAAGCATTGATCCTGGACTGCGGAATACCGATCAAGGAAATTAAAAGAGGTCTGGGATGGAATGTTGAAAAAGTTTCCGGATGCGTTGTTACGCATGCTCACGAAGATCACAGCAAATCGCTAAACGATCTTGAGCGTATCGGCATTCCCGTGTTTGCTCCGTATCGCCATGACATCGGCGTGAAATTCGGCGGCAGATGGAGTGTCAGGACATTTGAGCTAACCGACCTGAACTTGAAATTCGCTCACACGAACAGAGATGGCACCCCTTGCCCGTGTTATGGGTTTCTGATTGAACATCCGAAAATGGGGCGGCTTCTGTATCTTACGGATGCGGAATTTTGCATGTGGAGATTTCACAATGTCAATCATATCCTTATTGGGGTGAATTACGATCCGGAAATCATATCAAATGATAACGCAAAGGCGAACCATGTTATACGTGGACATATGAGTATCGACACTGCGTGCGAATTTGCAAAGGCATGCTACACTAGACAACTCCAGAACGTTGTTATGTGTCATTTGTCAACAGACAATTCTGATAAGGATATTTTTATTAAGAAGATGCAGAAAACAGTTCCACGAGCAAATGTATGCGTTTCAGTTCCAGGGATGGAACTGGAATTAAAAAATCCGGGAATGTGCCCGTTTTGAAAATAAAAAAATGAAAGGAAATTTTGTCAACTACACACGATCTAAAGGTCATGGGCTTGTAACTGCCCAGTCGTACTAACGGTTTACGCCTCCGACCTTTAACCCCAATAGATAACTGCTATCTAAAGTGGCGCTACATAATAGGGTGGTTGACAGCACCCTTTACAGACAAGACATGCTCATCTGTAACTGTATCAGGTACTAAACTTCCCATGCTATACAGTAAAAAATCTTTTACGGTTAAGATTTTACGCAATACACGAATTTCGTATTGCAACGTCATATCTTGTCAATGTACAAAAGAGTGTCTTTGATGAGCAGTACATCTAACGATTTTCTCTTAAAAAACTGCTACGGCTATTGTAGCATATTGGGCAACAATTAACAAGGCTCCTACCACCACCTGAAGGTAGTGTGTTTCCGCCTATGGCAAACGAAAGGATTTTATTTATGAAAACATATAAGGGATTTAACAAAAATATGACAGCCCAAAATGGGTATCAGTACGAAGAAGGAAAGGAATACGAAGAGGAAAAAGCTGTCGCTTGCGAGTGCGGTTTCCACGCGTGCGAATATCCTTTGGATTGCTTTGGATATTACAGCCCAGGAAGTAGTGTTTACCATTTGGTAGAACAAAGCGGCGAATTTAGTAAAAACAGCTATGATTCAAAAGTGGCATCCACAAAAATCAAGATTGGAGCAGAAATTTCGATTGCTGGTCTTGTTAAAGCGGCGATTGAATATACAAAGGAGAGAACAAAACCAGAATGTGATGCAACAGGCGACTACGGCGCATCCTCCGCAACAGGCGACTACGGCGCATCCTCCGCAACAGGCTACTACGGCGCATCCTCCGCAACAGGCTACAAAGGCGCATCCTCCGCAACAGGCTACAAAGGCGCATCCTCCGCAACAGGCGACAAAGGCGCATCCTCCGCAACAGGCGACTACGGCGCATCCTCCGCAACAGGCGACTACGGCGCATCCTCCGCAACAGGCTACAAAGGCGCATCCTCCGCAACAGGCGACTACGGCGCATCCTCCGCAACAGGCAACTGCGGCGCATCCTCCGCAACAGGCTACAAAGGCAGTGCGATTGCTGGAGACCCAGAAAGTATTGCGATAGCTTGGGGATACAAAGGGAAGGCCAAAGGCGTTATTGGTTCGTACCTTGTTCTTGCGGATTGGGAAGGAAACGAAAATAATTTCTGGACACAGGAAGAATGGACTTTAAAGAGCGCAAAGATGGTGCGCGTAGATGGAGAAAAAATCAAAGCAAACACATGGTACACGATGGAAAACGGGGAAATTGTGGAAGTGGAGGAAGAGTGAAGGCGAGAGAAAGAACTGTGTAAAAGGATTAAAATTTAAGGATAAATCGAAAGGAGACGGAGCTTCCCTGGAAGATGCGCATAGGCTCCGTGAGAAGAAATGATAAATGGAGAATTGATCGTTGACAATTTTGCCGGCGTTTGCGCTATGTTCAAACGGAAAACTTTGAGTCACGCGAAGGTTATGTTTCGCAGGAAGAATATCGGAATGCAATGAAAAATATCGCCGACACGCTGGGAATTACCAATCTCGTTGAAACTTCGAACAGAAGTACTGTTACAGCAAAACCAGAAACGGACAAAGAACAGGAACTCCGGGAGCAGCTGGCGGCAGCAAATGCAAAGGCGGATGCGTATCAGAACATGTGCAATAAGCTATTCGAAAGAACTATGTGAATATTTTATTGGAGGTATGCAGATATGGTGTTTAACGCAAAAATAGCTCACCGCGGTCAGTACAAAAGCTATGGAGATTATTTTCGGGTTTGGGAAATCGAATCAGATATGCCCAAATAATCTGTGATCGAAAAGTGCTTTTCGGAACTTTACAAAACAAAACTTCCGGAAGAGAAAGAATGGCGTAAAGAAATCATTTACGGAGCAGGCTTTGAGGATGCGATCTACTATTTTAGAGGATATTACACCCTTGAAGAAACTGCAGGTGGGTATAAGTTCACAGTTTGCGAACCGTACGCTGATTAAAATCTAAGTCATTGAAAGGAGACTATTTTATGAACAAAGTAATTTTATGTGGACGATTAACCAAAGACACTGATGTTAGATATTCTCAGGGTGATAAGCCTATCGCAATTGCTGCCTTTACTCTTGCGGTAGACAGAAAATTCAAAAAAGATGGAGAGCAAAACGCGGATTTCATAAATTGCCGGTCTTTTGGCAAAAATGCGGAGTTTTCCGAAAAATATTTAAGGAGAGGCACGAAAATCATTGTGGAAGGCCACTGGCAGACCGGGAGCTTTACAGGGAAAGATGGCAAAAAAGTATATACAAATGAATGCATTGTTGACAGTCAGGAATTTGCAGAAAGTAAATCTTCATCACGTGCGAACGACAATGGTTCTGAGATCCCTCCAGATGCAGAAGGAAGCTATTTCATGCAGATCCCAGATGGAATAGAAGAAGAATTGCCTTTTAAGTGATGGAGGAGTAAACGGTATGAGAGCACTTGACATTTACGACAAAAAGTTCAAAGAGAACAAATGCGTTATATGTTCTCATCACGTTACAAGGCCGGGAAAATCGCAAGATTTACATTTTTGCGAGATCAGCGGGAAAATTCTTCTTTTCCCGCTCTACCTACCGGCCAATTGTATAAATTTCGAAGAAAGGACTGATTAAAATCACCATACAAGAAGCAATCAAGTGGCAATAGAATTCTTCACAGAAACAGGAGAAGACCCAAAAGAAAAATTCATATGGTGTCCCGCCTGCGGGCATAAATTGGATTGGAGTGATATATAAATGTATGAAGAGTTTATGTATGCTGCCAAATTAAAAAACGAAGACCGTGAGGTCGCAAATCGCACAGTGGTATGGCTTGAGCATGACGGATTGATGCATTGCTATATGTCGGCAGGAGCAACATGCTTCGTAACTGAGCGAGCGGGAAGTGGAACCATTTACATTGACGGTCTTGCACTTATCAAAATTTCGATAGAATCACTCAGACCATTGAGAAATGGAGAACCGAAAGGAGGTGTTTCTAATGGCAAAAAAGAACATTGCACAGATCATGACAATTGAGCAAAAAAACAAGAAAAAGCTTCTCGAAGTAGAACCTAGATTAGATGATAAAAGCGGCATATATTTTCTGACAAGAACTGATGAAAACGGTTTTAAATATGCATACATCGGCCAGGCAAAGCATATTCTGACAAGACTCTCACAGCACATGGTCGGGTATCAACACATTGATTTATCCATAAAAAAACACGGATTTTATTCAAAGGATAATCCGTATGGATGGATGATCGGCTTGCTTCATTTCCGCATGTCTGAGCTGGACAAATGGGAACAGCATTACATAAAAATGTACGCTGACAATGGCTATCAGCTTAGAAACAAGACGAGCGGATCCCAGGGCGCAGGAAAGGCAAAAATTGACGAATATAGGCCCTCAAAGGGCTACCGTGACGGAATAGAACAGGGGAGAAAAAATCTTGCAAGAGAGCTTTCTTCCATCGCGGATAAGCATCTCGTTATTTCACTTAAGCCAGAGAAGCTAGGGAACAAGGTATCGGAAAAGCAACTGCAAAAATTCAACGAACTGATTTACGGAAAATGATGTAAATTCCCATTTTGTTTTTAATTACAACAACGGAGGAAACGCAAATGGCAAAGAGGTACGATAATCCGAAGGAGCTGTCAAAGCTCCTTCTGGAAACACGAAGATTAAAGCAAAGTGCGAACAGAAGCCCATATACAGTTATTCTCACAATTTTGTGTTATGGGCTCTGGAAAGACTACAGGTACAGCCAGAGAAAATTGGCAGATTTTTGCCGGAAATTTGCCGAGTACGATGAACGATATTTCGATAAGCCATATCAAACACTAGTAGACGAACTTTACAACTACGCAGACTGGAAAGTCGAGCATGTTAAATATACAAAAGACGATTATCCCCATTACAAATCGAAAGTTATGCAGGCATCAGTTGAAGAGCAGATGCGATGCGCAAACGAGATAAACGCGCTTTCCACGCGCTATTTTACTTACGGTTTTTACATTCTTATCGAAGATGGATTCGGCGTAAAAAAGCTGACAAACTTTAAAGATAAGGCTCAAAAGCGAATACAGAGCATCACGGGAGACATGAGAACCGGAACAATAAACGATCTGTGGAAAGAACTTGCAACCGGAGCTGGAATTTATATCGAGAAACCGAAAATTGATTGATTGGAGGGTTGAAAATGGCGGAGCGCAGGATGTTTACACAGAAAATTACAGAAAGCGACGCGTTTTTGGACATGCCACTTTCCACACAGGCGCTTTATTTCCACCTGTGCATGAATGCTGACGATGACGGTTTCGTGAAAAACCCGAAGCGAATTGCAAGAATGATGGGTGCAGGAGATGATGACATGAAGCTCCTTATCGCAAAAGCGTTTGTTATTGCATACGAAAGCGGAGTGATTGTCATAAAGCATTGGAGGATGCACAATCTGCTGAGAAAAGACCGGTACAATGAAACAGAATACACTAGCGAAAAATCAATGCTATATGTGAAGAAGAACGGAGCTTACACGCTTGACGAAGAGAAAGGAAACCCGCTCGATCCTGCTAAAAAAATTTCCTGGCAACCAAATGGCAACCAAATGGCAACCAAATGGCAACCAAATGGCACCACAGGAAAGGATAGGATAGGTAAGGATAGTAAAGGTAAGGATAGGTTAGGTAAGTGTAATAAAGGGGAGAGTGTGAGAGGGGAAAAAGCTGATCGCTTTGTTCCCCCAGATGTAAACCAGGTTCAAGAATACTGCGACAGTCGAAATAACGGAATTGACGCCCAAACATTTGTTGACTTTTACACATCCAAGGGATGGATGGTCGGAAAAAACAAAATGAAGGACTGGAAGGCAGCGGTAAGGACATGGGAGAGAAATGACAAGAGGAGTTACAATACAGCTGTCGTAAATAGTCAGAAGGACCAGCTTGCGGAGCTACTTGACGGAATCGAGGTGAACGAACCTTGACCGAGAATGAGGCAAAGAAGTTGCTTGCGGTTATGACAGTTACTTACCCGAACTACAAATTGGCGAATGTAGACTTCGCTGCGAAAGTGTGGAGTGACATGCTCGGTGAGTTTACATACAGTCAGGCAGGTGCGGCACTGAAAGCTTATATCAGGTCAGACACGAGCGGTTTTGCTCCGACACCCGGACAGATAATCAGCCAGATCGTAAAGATGGTGATTCCGGAAGAGCTAAACGAAATGGAAGCATGGGCGCTTGTAAGCAAGGCTATCAGGAACAGCGGGTACAATGCGGCGGAAGAGTTTTCGAAGCTGCCAGCTCTTGTTCAATATGCCGTCGGGGCACCAGAGCAACTTAGAACATGGGCTTTGGATCAAAATTACAACGAGACGGTTGTAAGCTCGAACTTTATAAAGACCTACAGGGTATCACTTTCTAGGCAATCGGAACTGGCAAAAATGCCGGAAGAGATCAAGAGGGCGATTCAAAAAACAAACGAGAGCTCGTATTCGTCCCAAATTCGCAAAAAAAATGCTGAGACGATAAAATTATCGAGCAAAGCAGAAAAATCGAAAATAGGAGCATCAGAAGAGCTTACAGGGCATACAGGAATGAACGCAGAGCAAAGAGAAAAATGGAAAAGATTTTGTGAAGGAGTGGATTGAACAATGGGATATCGTGGTAGAAAGGCAAAAAAATACGATGTTTACGACGGAGAGAAGCTGATAATGAGCGGCGAAGCAAAGGACGTAGCAATTTTTTTGGGCGTCACATCCAACACCGTAACGCGAAAGGAGACTTGTGGAGAGCGAACAAAGCAGGGATACGAGATCTGCAAGAGCTTTCCAGATGACTGGCCGGAGTGTTGGGAAAATGCATGTAGGCCTTTGCGCAGGGCGAAACAGGAGTGGAAAGGCAGTATGAAAAGTAATTTCTTAAGGACGAGCCGACGTTAAAATTAAACTTTTATTCGCAAAAATCAACGTTAAAAGCAAGAAAATTGACACATACGATTCTGCTAAAAAGGAGGGAATCAAACGGTTGAAGCTGGCACTGTCTAGAATGACGAAGCCAGAACTTGAAAAAATTTTACAAAATGCCAATTTTACACAAGATGAAGAAAGCGTTTTCTGGCTGCTGGCTAGAGGAAAGACAATAACAGAGATATCGCAACTGGAAAATGTGTCGGAAAGAACTGTGAACAGAAAAATAAAGGACATAAGGCTTAAAGTTAGCAGATTGGAGTAAAAAATGGCAAAAATGACGTTAAACGGGAAAGAGGTTTCCCCAGAAGATGTGATCCTGCCCGAAAAAGTATTGGAGCTTATAGCGAATTGCTTAGATTGACACCGTTTGTAGCAGGATGTAGAATGTGCCGTGAACATGATAAACACGGCACATTCTTTTTAGAGAAAAGGAGGAACGGCAATGGAATGTGTCGCTTACTTAAGGGTTTCAACCGAAAAACAGGCGGAAGAAGGTTATGGATTGGATTTGCAAAGGATAAGCATAACCGATTACTGCCGGAAAAATGAGCTTATAATATCTGACTGGTACATTGACGATGGTTACACCGGATCAAACATGGACAGGCCGCAGCTACAAAGACTAATCCGTGATTGCTCCAAGAAAAGGATTAAGTGTCTCGTTGCTTTTAAACTGGATAGGATATCCAGAAGCATGGTGGACGGGATATACCTGATAGAAAGGGTATTCCAGCCAAACGGAGTTGATTTTCGCTGCGTTCATGATAGCGTGAGTTACGACAGCCCGATGGAGCAGGCATATACGCAGATGATGGCGGTTTTTGCGCAGCTGGACAAAAATACCATGATGATGCGTATGCGTGGTGGTAGACTTGAAAGGGTCAAAAAAGGATACTGGTATGGAGGAGGGAATAGACCGTATTGCTATGATTACAGCAGAGAAAAAGGAATATTGGTTCCAATACCAGAAAGAGCAGAACAGGCGAATAGAGCGCTGGACTTGTTTTTGCAGGGATATTCCGATGAAAGAATCATGAAGATATGCGGATATTCAAGTGAACTCCTTGTCAGGCACATACTCACAGGAGTGGTAAATATTGGAATGATACCTTACAAGGGAGAAATCTATAAAGGACTCCATGAGCCTATATTCGATGAGCGAAAGTTCGAACTCGCTCAGGAGTATAGGAAGACTAGAAGAAAAACAAAAACGGCGTGCTTTTCCATGGAGACTAATTTGCTTACTGGATTGTGTTATTGCGGAATTTGTGGATGCAAAATGAGGTATCAAAAGTGGACAAACGGGAACCACAAAATATACTGCTATTCGCACGATAGGAGTCTTAAAAAACTGCCTAACCACAACCCAGGATGCGACAACACTTTGGAATGGGCAAAAGACATTGAAAAGCAGGTAGAGGAAGAAATTTTAAAGATATCTCTTAACATTTCTTCCTACCAAAAAACGCAAAAGGAAAGCGAACTGGAAATCACAAAAAAAGCGCTGGAAAAGAATAAGGCAAAACTGAAAAGACTGTATAATTTTTACGCGGAAGGTAATGACACAATTGTTGATTCTATCCGAGAAACAGAAGATGAGATAAATAAGCAAAAAGAGGTCATCTTTGAACTACAGAAAAGCGAAGGAAATAAGCAGTCAAAAGAAATTGTTTATGACAAAATAAAAAGTCTTGCCGATGTGTGGCCGCACATAGACAAGACAAGCAAAAATGTTATATTAAAGACAATAATATCGAAAATTGTTATTGTCAAGGGTAACGTGGAGATACAGTTAAAAGAATTTTAGCAGTAGCTAATAATCATTGGACTTGCATATAGCGAATGCTAATGCCGTGTTTATCGTGTTTTTAAAAAATGGGAAATTGGAATTTGTCGCTAAATTGACGTTTTGAAGTCGCTTTTTGCGGCTTTTTTTATGCCAGAATAAAATCAGAAGGAGGGATAACATATGTTTTCTGACGAAATTTTGGAAAAAATATTTATCAGGCAAGATGTTAGAAAAGTGCCCCTTACTTATCAGTCAATAATGGTGCATGCAGTAGAGGAAGTTTTGGAAAAGGAGGAGCTTGATGCAGATAAATCCTTACCAGCCGATGAGCGGATATAACACACCGATGTCGTATCAGCAATATGGCAATTACAATCCATATATCCAACAGCAAAGAGGGTATCAACAGCAGGAAATTCCTGTTCAACAGTACCAGCCAGTTCAACAGCAAATTGGCATAAACGGCAAGGTTATACAAACTGTAGAAAACATAACTGCAAACGACGTGCCGATGGACGGATCTGTTGCATTTTTCCCCAAAAACGATCTGTCAGAAATATACGCTAAAAAGTGGAATTCTGACGGAACAATTTGCACAGTTTTATTTAAACCTGTTTTGAATAATAAGTCAACGGAAACTGTCGAAAATTCTGAAATAAATTCGACAGAAAAATTGACTAAAACAGTCATGAAAAGGTTTGACGAGCTGGAAAAAAGAATCGATGATTTTATGAATAAATCAACACAGAAGCAGCAAGTAAATCGTTCCAAAAAGGAGGAGACGGAATGAACCTGATGCAAATGACACAAGCAATGAAAAACCCTCAACAGTTTTTACAAAATATGATGGGAAACAACCAAATTATGCGAAATCCTATGGCGAAAAATACACTTGAAATGGCTCAAAAAGGAGACTTCCGTGGTATAGAAAATATCGCTAAAAATTTATGTAAAGAAAAAGGGATAAACCCGGATGAAATGATGAATCAGATCAAAAAACAGATGGGAATGTAAAAGCATATTAGAGGATACGCGCGGCCTCTTTATGAATAAAATATCAGGAGGAAACAGTATGTTTAACTCAAATAACACTCCATTTACCATGCCGGTAATGCCAGCCACAGGAAACTACGCAGATGGCGCAGGTGCATGGGGCGGAGAATGGCTCTGGATTATTGTAGTGTTTGCCTTGCTTTTTGGCTGGGGCAATAATGGCTGGGGCGGCTTTGGTGGCAATGGAGGTGGCTATGCTGCAACAGCAGCTACACAGGCAGATATCCAGCGCGGTTTTGATAACCAGGCGGTAATCTCCAAACTCGACGGTATCACAAATGGTCTCTGTGATGGATTCTATGCTGCAAACAACGCAATGCTTACAGGGTTTAATGGGATTAACACCAACATTTTGCAGACAGGATACGGTATCCAGCAGGCCATAAATGCTGATACAGTAGCAAACATGCAGAACACCAATACATTGCAGGCACAGCTTGCAAACTGCTGCTGCGAAACTCGCGAAGCTATCCAGGGCGTAAATTACAACATGGCGCAGAATACATGCGCACTGCAGAATACTATGAACAGCAATACAAGAGACATTATTGACAGCCAGAACGCGGGGACTAGGGCTATTCTTGATTATTTGTGTCAGGAAAAGATTTCTTCCCTGCAGGCGGAAAACAATGACCTTCGTCGGGCTGCTTCTCAGGATCGTCAGAGCGCTCTGCTCACAACCCAGATGGCTGCTCAGACACAGCAGATTATTAACGCTGTGAACCCGGCTCCTATTCCGGCATATCAGGTCCCCAATCCGAATTTATATTGCGGATGCAATGCCGGATGCGGATGTTGAAAACTGAATATTGCGTAACTTAACCAAATGGGTTATGTCTGCTAAAAAGCAGTATTACAACAAAAAGGGGCAGACTTAAAGGTTTGCCCTTGATTTTATTTATGGAGGTAAAAAAATTATGGCTGAATTTGTAACTGTGGCTACGCAGGAAGTGGCGCAGAATGGAAATGTGGTCTTTACGAATACGGCAGTTAAGCCCGGTAACTGCATTAAACATCGCGAAGGTTCCGGGATTATCACTTTAAGAGGACTTACTAATCAGTGTAGGGCAAGGTATTTTGTAGACTTTTCGGCAAATATTGCAGTACCGGCAGGTGGAACAGCGGGAGAAATTTCTCTTGCTATCGCCATTAGTGGAGAACCGGTTCTTTCTTCCCAGATGCGGTCTACTCCAGCAGCAGTGTCACAGTACAACAACGTGTCTGCGGGTATTTACATCGACGTGCCGGCAGGATGCTGTGTAAACATCGCAGTCGAGAATACAAGTACGCAGGCGATTGGTGTAGCGAATGCAAACATTGTAGTTACAAGGGAGGCGTGATCTATGGACGTAAGCAGAATGCACTGCATGATCGAAAAGCTTTCCGAATGCGCGAAAGCAGAATTTGACAAAGGAATTGAAAACATTGACACATGCGAAATGGGCCAGGTTACAGACATGCTTAAAGATCTCTCGGAAGCAATGTATTACAGGACCCTGACAAATAGCATGGAAGAATTTGAACCGAGCGACTTACTGGATGCGGTGGAAAGGTACGGAGATCGGAGATTTTACGATGAATACAGATACAAAAACGGTAGATTTGCGCCGAAAGGTCGCGGGACAAGAAGAGGATACGAAGAGCCGCCATATTACCACCAGATGCCATCTGATTACAGGGAATGGGAAAACCTTCCAGAAAAAGAAAGGATGCGGGATCTTGACCTGATGAGGGGGCGGATGTACTTTTCGGAGCCGATTTCTGACGCAAAAGGCGAGACAAGGGACAGGAACGAAGGAAGATCCGGATTATACCGGAAAGCATACATGGAAAGCAAGGAGTTGCACAAAGGCAATACCCAGCAGGATAAAGAGGCAAAGATAAAGGAACTTGAGAAATATATGAAAGAGCTGTCTGAAGACATGGCGGAGCTCGTTGCGGATATGTCACCGGAAGAGCGCACGATGGCAAAAACAAAGCTTACAACGCTTGTGTCTAAGATGTGATGAAAAGGGGCTGCTTAGCCCCTTTTCTGCTCAGAATTAGAATAAAAAGCAAACAGCCCAGCTTTGGGTGTGAGCTGGACTGTAGACAATAGGGTGCGCTGTTTGAAACAACTTAATTATAACATGAGATAAAAATAATGCAAATGAAAATAAAAGAGCGCTGGAAATCCGGGGAGAAATCAGCGCTCTTACGCTATCTGAAATGACAGCATAATTATATTATCATAATATAGAGAAAAAGTAAATAATAAATAAAATATAATTTAACATATTTTTATACAAAACACATATGCACGCATGAAATACAGGATCGCGAGCTATGACCCAGAAATGATAAGGAGAGCGAAAAAGTTCTCTTTATTTTTTAAAATAGGGGTTGACTTATTGTGGCTCAAGTAATATTATTTAATTGTGCCACAAAAAGTGAGGTGAAAAAATGAGTCCACGCACGGGAAGGCCTAAGTCTGAATCTCCTAAAACAGTAGAGGTAAAAGCCAGGATCGATGAAAAGACGAATGAAAAGCTTAACTATTACTGTGAAAGACACAATGTCACCAGAACTGATGTTGTAAGAAAAGGAATTGATGAGGTATTAGGTAAAGAAAAAGAGTAGCCACTACAAGTTTTGACGGACTTGTGACTACTCAATCAAGAGATACATCTCTCGTGAAATATTCTATCATGCGGGGATGTATCTTTCAAGAGAATTTGAAGGTGGAAAAATATTTTATACCATTTTCAAAATCTTGCCAGCGCCGAAACCGGAAGTCAACCAAAAAGAAACCAAAAACAATAATAAAAACCGCAAACTTAGTAGCGATAAGCAAGCGACAAAATGCTCGTAATAGCGATAACCGAGCAAAAACGGCTTCCGGTTTTTGGTTGCTCAATAACGTACATTGAGAAAAGGAGAATCTTATTATGATGAACACAAGAATGGTTTGCATCCCGAAATGGCAGTATGAGAAGATGGTCGAGTCTTACGACAAGGCAATGGAGGAAAACTGGAAGCTGAAAGAGCAGATCGATCAGCTGAAAAACTACGCAGAGCGCAGATACGAACTGGGGACGTACTAAAGATGATTAAAACGGGATATAGACATATGATTATGACCATGCTGAACAGTATGGAAAACGAAACATATGTTTATGATATTTACGAATATGCGTTTGCTAAATTCTGTACGGAAATGGCTGAAAGAGAAGTTCGGAAAGCAGAAGAAAAGTTAAAGAGCATTTGAAAATATTTGCGGGAGTCATGCCTGGCATAAACTCCGGGCACGCAAATAAGTGCCGCCTATATATCAAAAAACTTTAGGAGGTTGAAGAACTATGGACGCTTACGAAAGCAAACAACTTACTAAAGATAAAACTGCTTATGCAGACGGTATACAGAAGATTTGTGGCGTAGAATGCTACGAAAAAGACGGAACGGCATATTTGAAGCTGGAAACCGTGGCAAGAGGGCTTGGCTTTACCGATAATAAGGACGGAGTGGAGTATGTTAGGTGGGCGAGAGTTGACAAATACCTAGCGGAACTTAATTTCGCCACTTGTGGCGAAAGACCTGTTTTCGTTCCAGAGAACATATTTTACCGCCTTGCAATGAAAGCGAAGAACGAGACAGCCGAGCAGTTCCAGACATTGGTTGCTGACGAGATTATACCAGCAATCCGAAAACACGGAATTTACGCAACAGATAATGTGATAGACCAGATTTTGAACAATCCAGACTTCGGAATCAGTCTTCTCACAAAGTTAAAAGAAGAGCGCAGAGCAAGAATTGAAGCAGAACGCAGAAATGCTATTTTGACGCATGTGAACAAGACGTACACGATGACTGAGATTGCAAAAGAATTAAACATGAGATCAGCGATTCAGCTGAACCAATTGCTGGCAGATCGAAAAATCCAGTACAAGGTAAATGGAACGTGGGTATTCTATTCAGATTACAGTGGTCTGGGATACGAGGAAATAAAACAGGAAATCCTAGATAACGGGAGAGCTGTTTACCACAGGAAAATTACGCAGCTTGGCAGGGAATTTATTCTGAACCTGTTTGGCGAAGTGGCATAAGAGAAAAAATAGGCGGCAGCTGGAACTAACGTTTTGGCGAAACGCCAGAACGAAAGAGGAACCGTTAAGCTTTATGCAGCTGACGGTTCCTTGTTTTTTAAGGAGGAATGCATATGAATTTTGAAATCAACAGAATTAGCTGGACTGTTGTGTATGTCGATGCAGGGGATAGACTTCTGACGCGCTCAGACGGCTCTTGGAGCGTCGCTGTAACAGATGCCAATACAAAATGCGTATATGTATCGAATTTGCTTTATGGGGCATTTTTACGCAAAGTGCTATTGCACGAAGTATGCCATGCAACGATGTTTTCTTATGGTATCCATATACCGATTGAGCAGGAAGAATTTCTTTGCGATTTTGTGGCAACGTATGGGGATAGCGTGTTTGATGTTGTGGATAATATTCTTTTTGCCGTAAGAAAAGCGTCATAGAAAAATTTTTTGAAATTAAAAGTCGCGTACTAATCAAATTTGAGCTTTTCGAAAAATCCGGTTTTAAAATTTTGCCGAAAAAACGCTCAAAAAAGATGTGTACCTGAAAATTCCCGCGAAAAAAAATTATGCCCATCCCCCCACCACCTCCATCCGCCCCATGCCGCCACGCATGCGGCGGCGGTCACGGAATCGGGGCAGGGCGGAGCGGTAGCGCCTGCGGCTGGCTGGCAAACAAGCGGGTACACTCAGAAGCAACGCGAAAACGCGAAAAACAGAGCGCCGCGCCTGCGTCCGGTCTTTTTAACTCAATTTAACGCGTTAAAATTGGGCAGAATATCCATGTAAAAAAATGGTACGCAAACAAAGCAGCTGCTCAAGGCTGTATTTAGCAAAATTATAAAACGGGATCACGAAAAAAGCAACGACAAAAAGACGAGCTGCAAGCGTCTGTATAAAACCGGATCTTTTGCCGGATCTGCGCAGCTCATACAGAGCAAAACGCGCAGAATTTAATACATGCGCGGCGGGAGCGGCATTAGTTTTTTAACGTGGTTTACATAGTCCGCGCGTGAATCCAACGTGTTTATATATCCAGTTTTGGTAGCTTATACTCTGTTATAAAAAAATAGGGTGGACTATCCACCCAAAAAGAATAAATCAGTTGTAAATTGCATTGTATGCGCTTATATATTCCGGGCGGCCTGCGCAAAATGAAAATTGATCTCTTTTTGCGTCATCCGGACTTTTGCCAGAACGCAGCGATGTATAAAATACGTCGATAAGCTCAGTTTTGCAAGCATTAAAACACTTTATCGCTTGCCAATCATCCAGGCCATAAACCCGGATGCAAAGTGTATAAAAATGGCTGTCGACGTACACGCCACGCATACGGCGGAAAGCGGAAACAACCATTTCAAATTCCGCAATGCTTTCTGCGATAATTTCCACAAATTCTGTACCGCAGGAAACCGCGCGCACGCGGTAACTTAAATTATATCTTTTGGCAGTCCTTAAAATACTATTTTTCATTTTTTATTCCCTTTCTTTTTCCCGGTATCCGGGATTATAAAAAACCGCCGCCCGGTAACGATCCGGGCGCGCATCCTCTGCGGCGGCTGCTATTTAATTTAACATCATAATATCTGTTATGATGTTATCTGTGTTTGTGGCGATGTAAAAAACAACCCCGCCGCGCACGCCGTTGTCTATATAAGCGGCGGCATCGTAACCGGGAAAATCGTGGTTTTCGGTTACGATAACGCAACTGTTTCCGCGCTCCTGATAATCCCCAAAAGCACAAATAACGTTGTCGGCGTCAAATTCGGAGCCGACCAGCCCCAGCAAATTTTTTAAAACCTTTCTTTTTGTCATTTTACAAACTCCTTCCCTGTTTTTCGTACCGGATGATAACAACTTTTTCGCCTGTTTCTTTGACGCGGCTAAATCCGTTAAACATCGGACCTGCAAGCCCTAACAGAAGCGGTTGCCCCTGCAGTTCATCGCGGGTTTTGTAGCTAAAATGATACCCGTATATAAGGGACTCAAACTCTGCAGCTGTTTTGATCTCGTTTGGGAGATCGTACACATATTTTGCCCAAACTCATCTTTTCCCACAATCATATTTTCCCTTTCTGGTCTGCCTCATCAGCACCGGGAGACCGTCCCGCGGTGGACTCCCATTTCTGGGAGTTTCGGCTGTTACACTGTCAGTTTTTTAACTGCTTTCAGCTTTTTTTTGTTTTCTTTCTGGCTTATGCTGGAATCATCAAAAACAACACCGATACCATCAACAAAAAGAGCAGCCGCCATTTTATAGGGATCGATTTTAGGAAAACCACAAACATATTCGATAACATTCATTCTGACATAGCCAACATTTTCCCCGATTTTTTCAAGATCTTTTTTGTAAAAATCAAATATTCTTTTTTCTTTCTGCTCTGCTGTTTCGCTTCTCATGATATTTTCCTTTCCTTTCTGTTGTTCGCCCTGTCTCATCGGTGCAGGTGGGACAGTTCCTACAGACCGCCGGGCGGCGGTTTCGACTTATTCGCAAATTCTGCAGAAAATGGAAATTGCAAGTTCTGCGGCGGCTCTCTTCCTGTCGCTCCAATATCCGCGGCGCTTGTTTTTTAAAGCTTTTTCGGCGGCTTTTAGGTTTCCGACACCAACGCTTGCCGCTTTATTTAGTTTTTCCCATTCATCCGGGGAAACCTTCACGGCTTTAAGCGTTTCCGGGTTGATGCTATAATCATCTTTGTTTTCAGGGTGCAGGTCTTCGCATAACGGAATATATTCATGGGTTCCCATGTTTTCCCCGATGTTCCAAACAAAGAAGCCTGCCGGGATCTTTTCAACGATTTCAAAAACGTGAATATTGTTTTCACAAAGTTCGGAATCAACTACTATTTTGTTGCCTTCCATTTTTAATTTTGCCATTTTGTTTTCTCCCTTCATTTGATGGTTTTATTATAACAAATATAATGCACTTATACAAGATGCAACAATTCACAAATAATGCACTTATAAAATGGAATACTTTGTTCAAAATATATAATGCACTTATGACATTGACATTATAATGCACTTATGATAAGATTATTTATAAATATAATATAAATGGAGGCGAAAACATGGAGGAATTAAAAACGACAGAGGCACAGAGAAAAGCTGTTAGGGCATATGAGAAAAAGAACGATCGTATTAACGTAATATTTCCGGCCGGGACGCGGGACAAAATGAGGGAACTAGGAATAGACAAGCCAAATACTTTTATAAAAGAGGTTGTAGCTGCGGAGCTGGAAAAAATGGAAAAATACAAAAGATAATGCACTTATGACATTGACATTATAATGCACTTATGATAAGATAATGCCGTAGGAAAAATAATTGCATAGGAGGAACTAAAACATGAAGAGAGAAGATTTTAAGAAAATCATTAAACTGAGAAGTTTCTGGAAGATTGACAAAAGAAAGGGCAATTACGAATTGCCAAACGGGAATAGACTGTCGTCATACGTGAGAGAACTGGTAGAATCCCAAATGAAACTAGACGGTCTCTTGATAAGAAGCAACGGGAATCTGTGCGACGGGGTCGGCGGCGGATGGAATACCGAAACTAAAAATTTCGACGATTACACTTTGATGCCCGCGTTCGAAAAGGATGAAACTTGTTCATACGATGAAATGGAAAGGAGAATAACAAAGATCATCAACGAACTGATATATTGATACAAGTTTATTGCAATTTAAACAGAAAAGCTAGAGGCAATTAACGCAGAATATAATATAGCCGGGGAGTAAACCCCTGGCTATTTTTTATTTATCATTGGACAAAATATTCTAACCGTGTTATAGATATACATAACCGGTCTATAAGGATCCGGTATATAATACAAAAGATATTAAATGCATCCAGATAAAACAGTTAAATTTTAATCCTGTAAAGTCTGGATGTATTTTTTTATATGGTTCATATAGATTGGAGGTGTACAGATCCATGACAGATAAAATTATATATGCAGATATACAGACTATAAATTCTGTAGAGGATATAGAGCCAATAGTAAAAGATATTATTGTACAATACTGTAATAAATACGGTTTTGATGAGTACAATATACCACATACAGTATGGATGGATGTATTAACAGAGATATATCTGGATCTATTTAAACCATGTAAAAAATTACTTAAAAAAGATAGCTTAATACACAATGAGTATGATTTAGATAAAGTGGAGTATGTATATAATTATATATATAAGAGGATATGTAATAACCACAGTAAAATAGTATCTATAAGCGGATTCTGTGAGATGACCGGGATAGATCCATATACTGTGAGACTGTGGGAGAGTAACAGACTAAGCACGCAACGCTCTCTTTTGGGACAAAAAATAGACAGAGACGAGGAAAACAGCCTGCTGGGGGCGATGATGGACAACAAGGGAAGCCCGGTGCCGTATCTTGCACGGCTTAACAAAAAATTTGAGTACAATATGCCCGGTGTAAGGGCAATAGCGCAGGACAAACAGCTGTTATCTGCGGACGATCTGCCTATTTTAAACGCTCCAAAACAAGCGGAATTGTCTGATAACTTACTTGCGAACGGTTTACATAATGCAGATTAAATTGTGTGTAATTTGGCACAATTTGAAAGCCCGTATCTATGCGGGTTTCAGGACATCAACTATTCACTAAACATTACTTTAGCGAATAGTTGAAATGAATTGTAGAAAATGAGCGGAAAATTGAAACAATTTAGAATTGAATCAAGACGGGATCCAACGCGCTGATGGCTGCGGGCTCGGGACCTGATGACCAGACGGGGGAGGGGGTCGGACGGGATCCCAGCAGCCGGCCGACTAAGCCCCCAAAATATCCCCAAAAACAAAAAAAGCCCTACTGGCAACACAAATACATACTACACAAACGAGGAAACAACAGCAACAAAAAAATTAAAGACGGAGAAAGGCAGCTACCGGTTGTGCTGCGGCGGTCTGTAAAACCGTTCCCCTCGTGGTGAACACTGTAGGTTCAACTCCTACTTCTCCGACTCTGCTGAGAATATCGCTGACTGTCTGACAGTTGGTTTAGTGTTCCGGTGGACAAAGCAGGTGGTCGTATTATAAACACAGCGAATGGAAGTTATCGGCCTTAAATCAGGAACTTTTCGCACTGAGCCTGCAAAATATCGCCCAGATTTCCGGTTATGGCAAACCGGGTGAAACATGTCAAAGGTGTTTCTAACAGCAAATAAGATTATGAGTTCAATTCTCATCTGGGCAACTTTTGGATGCTTACAGCAATAAAATGGATATGACTTTTAATCATAAAACCAAAAGCATCCTGAAATAGCTTTTAAGTGACCACAACGGCAAAATTAAAATCGTTGATTATGCAAAATCAAAAGGCTGCGATCTTTGGACGTGGCTAATGGAAAGTGGTCATGAATCAAATTTATGGGACTCCTGCAGCAATCATAATGGTTAAGAAAATTGTCTGAAAAACAATATGCGAACGGTTCAAATCCGTAAATGCGAGTCCTGGAAAGGTAGGAAAACATGAATTTTGCAGAAGCAATGAGGGGAGACGCAAAACTTACTCGAACAGAAAATGGTGCAGTGGCATTGAGTACCACCGGCGATGCCAGATTGGATTTGTTTGGCACAATTGGATCGCTGAGAGAGGCTGATGAGAGCAGAATTACCACTCTATTTGCAGAGGCGTACGCACAGGACAAACTATTTGCTACAAAAATCGCGTTCTACGCAAGAGACATTCGGGGCGGCCTCGGGGAAAGAAAGACTTTCAGAACCATCATTCGCTATATGGCAGAGAAGCATCCGGAAGCACTCAAGCCAAACCTTGATCTGATCGGCGTGTTCGGAAGATATGATGACTTGTACGAACTTATCGGTACTCCACTGGAGGACGATATGTGGTCTGCAATGAAAAATCAGTTTGAGGAAGATTTGCAGAACCTAAATGCTGGAAATGCAATTTCCTTGCTTGCAAAGTGGATTAAGACCGCAGACGCAAGTAGCGTTGCCACAAGAAAGCTCGGAATCCTTACGGCGCAGAAACTCGGCTATCCTGTCTACAATTTTAAGCGCATTGTGCGCAACATGAGAAAACGGATCGGCGTTGTTGAGAGCTTTATGTCCACCGGAAGATGGAATGAAATCAAATACCCAGAAGTTCCGAGCCGTGCGATGATGATTTACCGCAAGACATTTATGAAACATGATGCCGATAGGTTTGGAGAATTTATCAACAAGGCAGAAAATGGGGAGGTGAAGATCAATGCCTCAACGCTGTTCCCATACGATATTGTTGAGAAAATACTTTACGGAAAAGAAAATAATAAAGTACTTGAAGCTCAGTGGAAAGCATTACCGGATTATGTGGAGAAAGGAACAAACGTTTTAGTCATGGCGGATGTGTCCGGGTCCATGTATGGAAGGCCATTGGCAACAGCAATTGGATTGGCGGTCTATTTTGCAGAGAGAAATGTCGGAGCATATCACAACCTGTTTATGACGTTTTCTGGTGATCCAAAAACGGTATTACTAAGAGGAGAAACGCTCGGGCAAAAGATACGAAACGTAAACGGAGCAAACTGGGGGAATAACACGGACCTGCGGGCTGCGTTTGAAAGAGTCCTAGAAATTGCCGAAAGACATAGCATACCGCAGGGGGAGATGCCAAAAGCGATTGTTGTTATCTCTGACATGGAGATTGATTCCTGCGGAAATAGAGAATGGATTTTTTACGATGAAATGGCAAATAGTTTCCATAAATCTGGGTACGTGATTCCAAATATTATTTTCTGGAATGTTGATAGCAGACACGATACATTTCATGCAGATCATAGCCGCAAAGGAGTGCAGCTTGCCAGTGGGCAGTCTGTCACGGTATTCAAGCAGATTCTGCAGAATCTTGGATATAACCCAGTTGAAGCTATGGAAAACACGATAAACTCTGAAAGATATGACTGCATAAGAGTGGAGGAAACGAAATAAATGTTTACAGATATCGCGGTTATGTATATTTTGTGGAGAATAGGGGCTTCGCCTTATTTAAGCCTTATGGTTATCATTTCCATGTTCCTGAAAGTGATGATATTCTTCGCTGGAGCGATTGCAAAAAAGACGGAGGAATATGACGAAATGGAGGATGGAAGCAATGACATTTAACGAGTACCAAAAAGAAGCAATGAGAACGGCGAGCGGTGTGTGCGCGGCTACTTCGGAAAACCTCATTCTCAACGGAGTAATGGGACTGAACGGAGAGGCCGGCGAAGCAATAGACATGGTGAAAAAGGCTACGTTCCAGGGACATGACCTCGATTACCTCCATCTTGCAAAGGAACTTGGCGATATTTTATGGTATATTGCGGTTACTGCGCAGGGAATTGGATACGATCTTGAAACAATAATGCAGATGAACGTCGAAAAACTACGCTCCAGGTATCCGGATGGGTTTGAAGCCGAAAAATCCATGCATCGAAAAGATGGTGATATCTAATGGAGATTTGCGGAAAGAAAATCAACGATGAATGCCAGTACTGCGGCAAGGTGCTTGAGTGCGAATTATTTAAAGACGGTCACGGTATCCGAAGAGAACGAATGAGAGTGTCCGAAATGGTGTGCTGCCAGCTGATACATCAGGAGGAAAGAGAACGTGGAAAAACCAATTGACAATGTAAACCACCCAAAACATTATACAAACCGAAAACATGAATGTATTGACGAAATGATTGCGATGTTCGGAAGAGAAGCTGTAATTGCCTTCTGCAAATGTAACGCATGGAAATACCGATACCGTGCTGGAAGTAAGGGGAACTACGAAGAAGATATGGAAAAATCCGATTGGTACATCAACAAAGCGATGCAGCTATTAGGTGAAGAATGAAAGAGAAAGTCTTTACACCGGATCAATACCGGCATTCTTCTTCGGGATTAAATCCCGATACGTTTTCATTCCCATTGTATGTCTACTCCACCTGCTAGCAAGAGCTGACAAAAGGGCGAGTCAAATCGCCCGGCAGGTATTGCTCGAGCATCTTCCCACTATGCTTGAGCGGCGGTATGTTTTGGACTAAGAATCGCATTTCTTACACGGTTCGATTCCGTGATACCGCAGAGGTTTGGTAGCTCCAAACTAGTGTGTTGATGGCGGATATCCACACGAAATAAAAAATGCGGTCAAGAATTACTCCCCGATTACCTTCTCCTCCGTTTGTTTAGGCGCGTAACCTTGACCGAAACGCACAAAGGCACTTAGCTCAGCTGGAAGAGCATCCGTCTTATACGCGGCTTGTCCTGGGTTCGAGCCCCAGAGTGCCCATTAAAAATGAATTCGAAACCGACAGTGTGTAGACGCTGCCGCTAACCTAGAAAAATTATAGGCAGGAGTTTAAAACACTTCTGCTTTTGAAAGTAGAGGTGTTTTTTTGTCTGAAAAATTGCAAAAAGCGCTAGAAAGCTACGAAAACTATATCAGGAATTATGGAATAACACTTGAAGTAATAAACGCTTATTCCGAGGCGGCGAGTATCGCAATCAATTCCGAAAAGAATGTTCCGCTTGGGTTAAAAATTACAAGGCGAGCAAAAGAAATTGCAGAAAAATACATACTTGAAAAGACAAACGGGACTGTGTGGGAGCTGGAAAAATATTCCTTTGAGAACGGAAATCCGTTCGACGTTTTGGAACTGTATTACGGGATATTGCTTCTGGAAGCGCAAAATAAGGTCGTAGACAGTTTTTTCCGGTATATCGAGAAAAATAGATTACCTAAAGATAGGTTCTATATGCCACGAAGGAAACAGCTTAAAAAAATAGGTCTTGTGGATGCGCTGCAGGGAATGATTGATGATGAGTACGATATTTTATGCATAAGTTTGCCACCCGGAACCGGAAAAACGAGTTGCGAAAAATTTTTTGCAGCTGGCTTAATCGGGTGGTATCCGAAAGACTTTAATCTTTTTTATTCCCACAGCGGAGACATCACAAGAATGTTCTATGACGGCGTGCTTGATATTGTAACCAATGCGGACGAGTATACATGGGGGGAAATATTCCCGTCTCTTAGGGTTACAAGAACAGACGCAAAAATGGAACAGTTCAACATCGGGAAATACAAACCATTTCCGTCCATTCAATGCACGTCTGTTGGAAGCAAAAATGCAGGTAAAGTAAGAGCATCGAAGTTTTTACTTGTTGATGACATGATCGGCGGAATTGAAGAAGCGATGAACCCTGTAATACTAGATAAGCTTTGGAGCAAATACTCAGTAGATGCAAGACAAAGAAAAATACAGGATACGGACGGACGTAATTGCAAGGAAATACATATTGCTACAAGGTGGAGCGTGCATGACGTTATAGGACGGTTGCAAAACATGTACGAAGGCAATGACCGCGTAAAGGTAATTGCAGTTCCTGATGTCGATCCGGTAACAGGAGAAAGTAATTTTGATTATGAATTTTCCGGTTTTACAAAAGAGTTTTTCGAAGATCAGCAGCTCTTAATGGATGATGTATCTTACAGATGCTTATACAAACAGGAGCCGATTGAGCGAGAAGGTCTTGTATTTCCTGACGATAAAGTCAGAAGGTATTTGAATCTACCACATGGAGAACCGGAAATTATAACGGCACAGTGCGACACGAAAGGAAAGGGCACAGACTTTTTTGTAATGCCGGTATTGCAAAAATACGGAGAAGATTATTACTGTGTTGACTGCGTTTGTGATAATACAGCGGATTACGAGATACAGTACGAGAATGCTGCAAATATGCTTTTTAACAACAAAGTCCAGGAATGCGAGTTTGAACGTAATGCAGGCGGAGACAGAGTCGCTATGGAAGTGAATAAGCGTGTTGAAGGAATGGGGTGGGTTTGTAATATAACCGATACTCCAACCGAAACCAATAAAGAGGCTAGAATATTCCAATGTTCAAACTGGATCCTGCAGCACATCGTGTTCAAAGACAAAAGCATGTACTCACCGAAAGAACCATACGGAATAATGATGTCGTTACTGGAGAGGTATTCTGTGTCTGGTAAAAAGCAATTGGATGACGTGCCAGATGTATTTTCAAACTTTGCATTAAGAGTAACAAAAGGAGAAAGAGTCGCAAGAGTAGAAGCTGTAAGAAATCCGTTTAGGAGGTATTGATATATGCAAGCAAAAGAATATCTCGGTCAGGTAAGCAGAATTAACAGAATGATAAAAAATAAGGTTTCTGAGATTGCACAGCTGAAAGAGATTGCGATAAATATTTCTGCGATAGATACAGAAGAGAGGGTGCAAACTTCTCCGGACTTTGACAAAATAGGAAAAATGTTTGTCAGAATTGACGAAGAAGAAGATAAACTTAACAGCTTGATATTTGAATATATTGAGTTAAAGAATAAAATTATATCGCAGATCGAAGGGATTAGAGAAGAAACCTTCTATTGCGTCTTGTTTTCCCGGTATATCGAAAACAAGACATTTGAAAAGATTGCAATTGACATGCAATACTCGTTCAGGCAGATAACGAGGATACACGGGAAGGCATTATTAGCATTTGATAAAATGTACGGGGAAGAATATAAAAACATGTCCTAGAATGTCCTAATGTAAAAGTGGTATTATGTAAAATGAAAAGAAACAGTTAAGAGAAGCGTTGCGGATGCAGCGCTTTTTTTATTTCGGAGATTAAGGTTATGCATTCACAGTTTGTTTATTGCCCGAAATGCAAAAGAAGAGTTGCACGATACGACGGAAAATCAAAGATAAATATAATTGTGGAGTGCAGGAAATGCAGACGACTTGTCCTATTTCACGTAGACACCGGAATTACAGAGAATAAGCGTGTCCCGAAAAGAAATACAAGTTCAGGCACAACGATTTGGTAGGTGTTTAAGCATGAACAGAATCAGTTTTAACGATTTAGTAAGCGGGGATTTTGGAAGAAAAATAGCATACACGGATGCCACAGAAATAAATTCACGAAATGTCGTTAGCATAATCGGAAATTGCATAGGATGTTTTTACAAAAACAAACCAGCCATAAAATATCTCTGGAAATACTACAAAGGAGATCAACCGGTCCTTTATAGAACCAAAATTTCCAACGAGGATATTATAAATAAAGTCGTAGAGAATCACGCATATGAAATTGTGCAGTTTAAGGTTGGGCAGACATACGGAGAGCCGATACAGTTTATAAGCAGAAAAGATGACAAACAAATTAACAAAGCAGTAGATGAACTGAACGATTTTATGGCAGATGCAAACAAACAAGAAAAAGACATAAAAGCGGGTGAGTGGCAGTCTGCAACCGGAACGTCATTCAAAGCAATTCAACCGAAAAACGGAGACGTACCATTCCGAATCGTAGCTCCTACGCCCTTGAACACTTTTGTAATTTACAGCAAAAGCACAGAAGAGCCGATGCTTGCTGTTCAGGAATTAAAGGACGAAAACGGGAAATACTACAAGATGGCATTTTCCGATACGATGTCCTTCAAAATAGTTGACAGCGCGGTTGTGGAGTCAAAACTTCACACATACGGGGGAATACCAATTGTCGAATACCCAAACAACCACGAGAGAATATCGGACATAGAACTTGTCGTACTTATTCTTGACGCAGTAAATACGATGCAGTCAAATCGAATGGATGGTGTCGAACAGTTTATACAATCGTTTGTAAAATTTGTAAACTGTGAAATTGACACGGAACAGTTCGAAAAAATGAAAATGGAACACGCATTTGTGGTGAAGTCCATAAATAAGGATTTTAAGTCGGACGTAGACCTGATTACTCAAGAGCTTAATCAGACGCAATGCCAGGTTGCGAAAGACGACTTGTGGGATAACGCACTTTCTATTCTGGCAATACCGACAAAGCAGAGCAATACAGGAGGAGATACACAGGGAGCTGTCCAGCTGCGTAATGGTTGGGATTTTTCGAAAACAAGAGCAAAGCTAAAAGACCCAATTGTGAAAACAGCAGAAAAGAGGCTGGCTGTAGTTGCATTAAACGTACTCAGGATGGCAGGAATTGACCTGAAACTTTCCATTAGGGATTTTGATGTGCAAATTAACCACAGCCCGCAGGACAACATGTATACGAAGTCGCAGACACTCTACCAGCTGTTACAGTCTGGCATTCATCCACTTGTCGCGATTAAAACAGTCGGACTTTGGGGGGATTCCGAAAAAACATTCCTTTTATCGAAACCGTATATTGATAATTTGTGGAAGACGATTTACGACGTAGCGGAAAAAGTCGATACAAAAAGCGTAAATAACGATCCTAGAAAGGAGCCAGAGAATGAAGTATGAAAACAATGTCGTTCAGGACGGCGTTACGTATATGGCTGGTGAAGACGTCCCCGACATGGGAAGCATCATATGCACAAAATTTTCCGGCAATATCAGAAGCTATAAAGGACTGCAAAAGGATCTTGCAAAGCTTCCTACATATGTTGCAACAGGTAGCTCCTGCTTAATGATTGACACAGGAAGGTTTTATGAGTTCGAAAAAACAACAAAAACTTGGTATGAACTATAGGAGTGATGCTGGAGAATGGAAGCAAACGAAGTATATGCAATACTAAAAAATCTAATAAAGAAGAATTCTGGAGCAACAGACGAACAGATTAAGCAGGCCGTGGAAGAATATCTTATCAAAAATCCAGTGTCCGTAGAAACCGATAAGACCCTGTCAAAAAATGGAGTTCCGGCGGATTCAAAAGCCACAGGGGATGCGATAAAGAAAGCAGAAGAAAGGGTAAACAGTACCATTGACGAAAGAATCCTGGACGCATTTTTCGGATCGATGAGAAACGGAAAAGTTTACCAGACGGAGCTGTATTTAACAGAGACAAACCCAACATCGGACGGTGTAAAAACGATTGCCAACAAAGACAAAGTGTGTGAACCTTCAACTGATACTTTGGAGGGTCAAGACGATTATGAGGGTATCGGTATTTTTAACTGGTACAATTGTAATTACATCACAGACGATTATGGACGCAAAATCCCAACAGCAATTGAAGGCTGGGGTGATGGATACAAAAACGACAGCACTGTTGACGTAGGCGTTATCGCAATGACTCCGTATTGGTCGGTTGTCGAGAAAGATGGAAAACAAATCTGGACGCTATCGGACACGCCAAACGATGACTATGGGCTGATCCCATGGGAAACGGCGAGAAAAGAAGATGGAACTTACGCGTCCTATGTAATCCACAGCAAATACGTAAGCGGTATTGGAGCGGATGGTCTACTGAGATCATTCAAAAACTCAAAACCAGCAAGAAACCAGTGCTACAACAACATGATAGACAACTACCAAAAAAAAGGCAAAGGTTGCTGGGGAGCTGGAAAAGAAAGGGACATGTACGTTATTTTGTACGACGTAATCAAGTACGCTACAAAAAACGAACAGAAAACCTTCAAGGGAACAACGAACTACAATTTCCAGATTCCGGCGTCGATAGAAAGAAGCGCAAAAGAAACTTACTTCCCGGTTGCAAACAATCAGGCGGCGCAAATCATTGTTGGAGGTTACGTCTCCGTTGGATACGGAGCTAAAAACACAGATAACACGGTAACTAACGACAGGGGATACGCGACGATCCACCAGTATGCTGACGATGTTAAAGTACTGAGGATCGAAGATCTGGACGAAAACAACAAAGCTGTGTATCTGGACGTGGAGGATGGATTTACCACAATCCCCATTACATTGAGTGACGAAGTAAATGCGCAGATAATTTTAACGTCGATGCACTGGTGGAGCGGCACGACAGACAAAGTAATCGGGAAGCACGATGGATCAATGACATCCAACACGGATGGCAAGCATCCGTTTAGGGTAATGGGTCTGGAATGCTCGGTTGGCGGTTATGTAGTATACGCAGACTCGGTTATGATATTTAAAGAGGACTACAGCAAAGATGTATATATTGCGCCGAGAGGGGCGAAACATGTAAAAGACGAAGCGACGATCAAGAGCACCTACAAACTAATCGGTAATATCCCCGGAAACGAGGGAAATGATTTTTGGATTGGTGACATCGGCATTGATGTGGAAACGTGCTCATGGTTTGCAAAGACCGTCGGAGCAAGCGATTCGCAAGGCTGGGGAGACAGATGCTACTCTGGTGGCAAAAACACATCTGGGACCAGAGAAGATCTTGGGCGCGGTTGTCTCTGGGGTGGGTCGCTTGCCGGATCTGTTTACGTGAATTGCTGGAGCGGGCTTGGCGGGGCGCTCTGGGGCTGCCTCGGCTGCGATTAAAATTAGGTCGTCGGGGGTGAATTTCCGAAGGAAAGAGGGGACCGCCCCTGATACGACCGGAACAATTAAAATAAAAGGACTTACGGCGCGCGCGGTAATCTCAGGAATGGGTCGCTTGCCGGATCTGTGTACGTGAATTGCTGGAGCGGGCTTGGCAGGGCGCACTGGAGCTGCCTCGGCTGAAATTGTTAATTTACAAACAAAAAATATTTGCGTCGTATTTCGCACTCGTAAAGAGTGTAGCCGAAAGGCTCTTGGGCAGATGCCCGAAATACTTTTTATAGACCTACTAAAACTTTCACAAAGGAAGGAGTAAGGATAGGCAGGGAACGCCTGCTTGTCGGGGGTAGTAGTAAAAACCGAAATCCCTTATAAAGACAATCGAAAAATGAAAACGTATTGTAAAAAGGTCGATATCACCGATAGAAAGCTGATACAAAGAGCGGTGTATAAATGTCTCAAGAAGAAATACAAAAGAAACGATGTGCACAGGATGTTTGCAGAGTACACTGGACTTCCGGTAGATTTTATACGGAGAGTGCTGAACGAATTTGGTATAAAGGGACTGGAACCCCTAGTAGAAATGGTAATCGACGGTGTACGTGAAGAAATTATCCAAAATAACATAAAATTTAAACCGATATGGTACAAGAATAAAATTGACGCGTCCAGTCAAAAGGTGCGGAGAATCGGAATTCAAAACATCAAACAGCAGATATATGACTATATCGCCGTAGAAGCTATGGGAGACATCCTGAAAAGAATTGGAGAATACCAATGCGCGGCGTTGAAAGGAAGAGGTCAATCATACGGGATTAAAGCGATAAAACGCTGGATGCGAAACAAGAATATCAGATACGCAGGACAATGCGACATAAAAAAGTGCTATCCGTCAATAGACAGGAATAAGCTGTTGGAGTTTTTGGAGAAACGCATTAAAAACAAGCCACTACTTGGTTTGATAAGGCGCTTGGTAATGACGTTTGACACAGGCCTGAGCATCGGATCGTATTTGAGCCAATATCTTTGCAACCTATTTTTATCTCAGGTATATCACGCAGTAGCCGAAAGAATGTACCGTGTAAGAAAGAAAAGAAATGGAACGAAGAAGCGGATTAACCTTGTAAAGCACCAGCTGTTCTTCATGGACGATATGCTGATTCTTGGCACGAACGCAAGTGATATCCATAAAGCGATGGATATGATAATACAAAAGGCTAAAGAAATGGGTCTGGAAATCAAAGACAGCTGGTCGGTTTTTACAACAGTTAGCAAGAACAAAGATGACGGACACTTTATCGACATCATGGGAGTGCGCATATACAGGCAACACACAACAATCAGACGGCGCGTATTTTTGCGTGTGCGCAGGGCGTACAAAAAGGCGCTTGCGCTTATGAAACAAAATAAGAATGTGCCGCTGTGGCTTGCAAGAAAATGCATGTCGTACAAAGGAATCCTAGACAACACAGAAAGCCATAACATCAAAAAGAAATATAATACAAATAAAACAATACGCATTTGCAAAGGAGTGATATCGCGTGAAAGCAAGGTTCGACTCAGAGCAGCCTAGCGTTAGGTGTATTTCTGATTCCGGCAAAATATATATATTTATTGCCGTAAACGGAAAGTGGACGGAAACCGTTTATGATGAAACGCAAGATCCACAGACGGTGTGGGAATGCGACTACAGAGAAATCGTAACAAGAGAAGGCAGAATAGACCTAGAGAAAGTAAAAGAGAATCCAGGTAAATATCTGGATTGGGTGGATCAGGAAGAAAGGAGCGCAGAAGAGAAAATTGCAGAGTTACAAGACCAAAACAAGATGCTAACACAGTGTTTAATGGAAATGTCGGAGATTGTATATGCTTAAATGCTTAGAAAGGATGGTAATTATGATGGCTATGTTATGGGCGCAGGAAATTATGTCTCAGGAGACAATTGAAGAAGCAAAGAAAATGTATCAGAGATGTCCCAGACTGTTAAAGGAAAAGGTTAAGGATATTCTGATAAACAGCGGGTTTGAAGAGATTACAGAATAAAGAAAATGGCGGGAATACGATTAAAAAATGACGAATTAAACGTCATTTCATATGATAAGTATTTCGGAGAAATGGACATTTCGGAAGAAGAAAAGGAAAAGCGCAAACAGCTTGCAAAAGAGCTGGAAGATGCTTTTTTTATTATGTTTTATCTTCTTACAGATTCAGATATCGAAAGCGTATACAAATATATTCAGGAAAAGTATTGCGAAATCTGCAGAAAATACATTTCTTCGAAAGAAACGCCAACGTACATTGTTACGTATTCCGCTTATATTACAAAGCAGATCATTGATTCTGTAAAAGAAAATTTTGTTTATAACGCGGATACATGCAGATTGAAATCCATGAATATTGCAGCGAATGAAGCAAACGTAATTGGAAATTACATAAACCAGAAGGATGCAGTACGTCATGGGTTTAAGTACAAAGTTTGGAAGACCAAAGAGGACAAAAAAGTCCGACATACACATGTAAAAGTGGACGGAAAAAAGATTGGAATATTCGATTCTTTTAAGGTCGGAAATTCTGAAATGATGTTTCCGAAAGATTATTCACTTGGGGCGCACCCAGAGGAGATAGTAAACTGCCGGTGCGTAGTTAAATATGAAAAAAGTTAAAGCTGCCAATATGGCGGCTTTTCTTTTTATAAGCAGCTATGCGGTAAATAGCAAATAAAAACTTTGCAGGAACGACCTGCGGAAACAAAAATGTGAGTTATTGGAGGTTATTTTTTATGACAAGAGAACAGGTAATTAAGCTTTTCCCAGATGCGACAGACGATCAGATTACAGCACTTTTAAACCAGAACAATTCCGAGGTAGCAAGAGAAAAAGAAAAAGCTTCTGGCTATAAAGAAAAAGCGAGCAAGGCAGATGAGCTGCAAAAAAAAATCGACGAGCTTGAATCTGGAAATCTTTCCGAGATTGAAAAAGCAAACAAAGCCTTGGAAGAAGCGAATAAGCAGATTGCTGTTTTGCAGAAAAACAATGCAATCAGAGATCAGAGAGAATCTGCTATGACGAATTTTAAAATTACGGCAGAGCGGGCAAAGAAGGTCGTGAAAGACGACGGAAGTCTTGATTATTCTGAACTCGGGAAAATTATCTCCGAAAAAGAAACTGCGTCTGCGCAAGCAAAGGAACAGGAAATCGCAAAAAGCGCAGCTGTTCCGAATGGTGGGCCAGCAGGCGGAAATAAAGAAAAAACAGCCGATGTTGAGAATGCAGAACTGATCTCCTTCGGAAATCAGGCGGCATCAGCAGAAGCACAGAATCATTATGTGATTTAAGGAGGTTAAAATGGGCAAACCAATCGAAAGGGATTTCACCCAGAAAAAAGGTATTTTAAAATTTTTCCCGTATGAAGGAGCGGCATGCATCGTTCCGCAGACGATGGTATCAAGTCCGGATGGGAATGGTAATAAGATCGTAAAGGCCGGTACACCATTCCCTAGCAACGACAACAAATGCGTTGGATATCTGCTGGAGGACGTGGATGTAACGATGGGAGATGCTCCCGGAACTTATGTTTATCAGGGATCTATCGACAACAAAAAACTGACTGAAAATGGAGTAACTGTTGAGGCAACAGCAAAGGCTGCAACCCCGAGAGTTACTTTTTTTGACTAAAAAACAGGAGGAAATTAAGGATGGCATTACCTTTATCCGAAGCATTTACAGCCAGAAGCCTTGGCGTAATGTGGAATAACTACGAAAAAACACTTGGCTCCGCACCGTATCTCGGGAGGCAGAAATTCGGCACAAGAAAACAGGATTCTCTGGAGCTGAGATTCATTAAGGGGAAAAGTGGACTTCCTGTTTCCCTGAAAGCATCTAACTTTGATGCACAGGCAGAGTTGAGAGATGTTGGAGGGTTCTCCGATATCCAGAACGAAATGCCTTTTTACCGTGAGTCATATATGGTAACAGAAAAAGAAGAACAGGAATACGACAATTACAGAAGCGCAGAAAACACCAGCCTTGCAAATCAGGTCCTTCGCGAGATCAGCAAGAAGCCAATGATGTTGATTGAAGGCGCCATGGTTGTTCCGGAGCGACAGATTTGGAACCTGTTAGCACCGGAGGACGGCGTACCAAAAATTCCCGTAACAATCGGAAGCAAGAGCTATACAGTCGAGTATACAAGCGACGGAGGAGTGGCGCACAAAGCAGACCATTTCGTGGATATTTCCGGTAGTGATACGGATAAATGGTCTGAGGCGGCAACGGCAACACCTCTGGATGACTTGATCGAAGAAAGAAGAGCATTTGCAAAGAAAACTGGCTATTCGCTTACAAGGTTTACCATGAATACAGAGACGTGGGAAATGGTTCTGAAAGCGGAAGACACAAAGAAACAGGTTCTTGGCATTACTGCTTATAACGGTGGAATCAGGCTGCAGCAGGCGCAGGTAACGGAATATCTGCGTGGATACGGAATTGAAATCGAGGTTTACGACAAGCTTTATGTAGACCCTGCAGATGGGAAGACAAAGTATTTTGTACCAACCGGTATTATTTCCGCACAATCTGGCGGTGTTTACATGGGAGATTATGTATTCGGGAAGACTCCGGAAGAAAGAAGCGGAAGTATTACAGACGGCAATCTGTCTATCGTAGAAACTGGTATTTCTGTGTACACGTATGCGACAAACCATCCGATCAATACGCATTGCATAGTGTCAATGATCGGTCTCCCTACCTTTGAAGGAATGGATAGCGTTGTGGTTATGAAAGTCGCTTAGGAGGCTTAAATGATTGCTGAATACACAGTAAAGCGAAACGGAAAATGGTACAAAGCAGGTGAATTTATTCCAGAAGCGGAAGTGGCTGCCTCTGGAATAAATCCAGAAAAATTCCGGAAAACAAAAACAGAAATAAACATGATGAAAGTCGACGATCTTAGAGCGCTCGCGAAGCAGTATGGAATTGAAAACGCAGATTCCATGACGGGAAGCGCGATAAAGGAACATTTTGTGAAGATTTTCGATTTGTAGGAGGGTTTTATGGCTTACTCAATATTGGAACAGGTAAAAATACGATTAAAGCAATTCCATATTGAAAGCGCAGAAAATTCTGACACAGTCGTGTTTGACAGCAAGGAGGACAACCCACTTCTTGAGCAGCTTATCGATCAGGTAAAACAGGAAATTGTTTCAAGGAAAATGTATCCAGATAGCTATACAGAAGAAAAAATAGAAATGGATATGAAAAAGTACGAAGGAAATATTGTGAATCTGGTTGTTTACGACCGTTCTCAGGCAGGAGAGTCATACATGGCGTCTTATTCGGAAAATGGCGTAAGTAGGAGCTGGAAAGACAGAGAGGAGTTGTTTGCTGGTATTTATCCGTTTGTAAAAATCTTGTAATACATAGAAGATTGTGCGTTGCCTTATGGCAGCAGGCCGCACACATTGAGAGGTGGAGGGTAGTGTGCGAAATAAACATTATAAGGCGGTAAAAATGACGATAGCAAACATCATAAGCCTTGTTGCGCTTTCTTTCTCGATTGTATTTAGCGTTTGTTCTATGTTTTTTTCTATTCGCGGGAACAAACGAACAGACACAAAAGATATCGAAAGCAGAGCAAGGGAGAATGCAGAGTTAAATTGCAAACTCGATATCATAAGCAAGAACACGGCAGATATTAAATATGATATCTCAGCCGTAAAAAAAGACGTGCAGGCACACGGTGAAAAAATCGTAGAGATTGACGCGTCTGTAAAATCTGCGCATCACCGCATAGATGGTATCGAAACACGATTAAATAACAAGGAGGCAACACCATGAGCGAATACGGTATGAAGTGGATGAAGGCGGCTGCAGTGAGAGCTGTTAAAACATGTGCACAGACAGCAGTTGCCACAATCGGAACGGCGGCGGTCATTGGAGACGTAAACTGGGTTATGGTAGCGTCTGCGTCAGTTCTCGCAGGATGCTTATCTATTTTGACAAGTATCGCCGGACTTCCGGAGATTAAAGAAGATGCTTGATATAAATAAGCAAAAAATGTTGTATTCGCTTCCGAATGGAAGAGGACCCGTGTACGAATTGGACGAAAACGGGGACGTTAAATACATTGTCATTGATGGCGAATCCGTACCGGTTATTACAGGTGAAACAGAAACCGCATATGAAGAGCCAGTCAAATTTTTTGCGAATATAAGTAACAAGCTAAGCGAAGCGTTGATGAAAGAATTCGGGATAGACCAATCCACAAATTACGTGCAGATTGCGTCTGATAAAGGGAGGCTGCCGCTAACGGTTGGCAGCCTTGTTTGGAAAAAATCTTCTGTGGCGCATAAAAATCTTAGACCAGACCCAAAGTCCGCTGACTATAAAGTTATTGGAGTTGCAGACGAAGGATTGACGGTCGACTTGTTTTTGCTCCAAAAAAACGTTAAGTAGGTTTGACATGGCAAGACATAACATCACAATATGGCTGTCCCCTAAATCGATTGATATTGCAATAAAAGAGCTACGAAAATACAAGGAATATTTGCGAAAAAAAACAGATGAACTTGTAAAAGCATTGGCAGAGTCTGGAATACCAGTTATTGACGAAAACATGGGCGCGGCAAACTATACATATGACGAAAATGGTGTAAGAAGCGGTTCTGATACATCCCATTACAGTTATGTGAAAATGGAATCGTTCGGGGACGTATCTCGTGCAAAACTTATCGTAGAAGGGAAAGAACTTCTGTTTATCGAATTTGGGGCTGGCGTTTATTACAATGGGCCTGCAGGAACAAGCCCACACCCTAAAGGACAGGAGTTCGGCTTTCTGATAGGCTCTTATGGTGCAGGATATGGACAGCGAAAAGTCTGGGGGTATTACGATGATGATGGCCAATTGGTATTAACGCATGGTGTGGAAGCAACTATGCCTGTTTTAAAAGCGAGTCAGGAAATTATCGAAAACTATGTTTCGGTCGCAAGGAAGGTGTTTGGAAATGGATAATAACAACATGTGGGCAATGGATTTTGAAACCACAATATTTACCATGTTTTCATTTTTTTTGAGAAAGCACTTTTCTGAGAAATACCCAGACATGAACATTACACAGGACGAGGAACAAGACGGAAATCCGATTTTCCCGACAATTTTGCTTCGCCAGATGTCAATGTCGGAAACCGGAAAAGACATCGAAGGGACTTCAATCAATGCAATTCGCACAACAATGCAGGTAAATATTACGTACAAAGGGAAAAAGCAGAATTTGAAAGAACTTACTTCTTATTCTGTTTTATTTTTTAAAAAATATGGGTTTGAAATATCGAACGTTTTTTACAGTGTTTCAAACGATATAAGAGCTTCCACTTTTCGAGCAAAAAGAATTGTTGGAGCAAGTGACATTTTGAAATAAGAGCTGAAAAGCTCTTATTTATTTGACAAAAAGGAGGTAACTTATGGAAGCTGGAATTTCCACGCTTGGGATTACATTCGGTTACGGGACAGAGACGACAGCTGGTGAAAAGCCAACAACATTTACTCAGCTGCATCGAATAAATGCAATAGGCGGCATTACAATCGAAAACGAGCAGATTGATGCATCGGCTGTAGAAGACCTTGTATCGAGATACGTCAGAGGACGTGGCGATACAGGCGGTTCCTTCCCTGTGACTGTCAACTTTACATCAGAAACAAAAGAAGAATGGAGCAGCGTTATCACTGCTTACAATGCACTTAACGGTGGGAAACGTATGTGGTTCGAGACCATTATTCCTGGATTTGACGATGCGTTTTTTGTAGTTGCAGAACCTCCGACAGCTATTCCTGCACCAGAGATTGCTCAGAACGAGCTGCTTACCGTGGAAATGGGATTGACAATTGAAGAGTATAAAGGAATGGAAACAAAAGTTGCATTCGCATAAGCACTTGACGGGGCGTTTGCCCCGTCTTTTTTGAAAGGTAATAAAAAATGAAAACATTTAAAATTAACAACAAAATTTATTCACCAGTTCCGTTTGATTTCAATTTTATTTGCGATCTGGAAGACATGGGAGTCTCTCTTGAGAGAGCAGGTGAAAAACCTATGTCTATGCTGAGGGCATATTTCGCAAAGTGCACCGGAAGGGGGACGGAGTTCGCCGGAAAAGAAATGGAAGCCCATATGATTAACGGTGGAAGCCTCAAGGATATCATGGACGTTATGGCGGAGGAAATGAAAAAATCAGATTTTTTTCGCAGCCTCAGCCAGAGTCAGGAAACGAACGATCAGGCGAGCTAAATCAAAAATCTCAAAACGGGAAAAAGTACAATTCACAAAGAGAACGTTTTGAAAAAGAGTGGTTCCCAATAGCATACTCCATGGGCGTTTCGTGGAATGATTTTTGGAAAATGAACCCTAGAATTATTAGGGCTATCTCACACGGGTACAATGAAAAACTAAAACGGCAGGACTGTATGTTGTGGCTGAATAATCAGTACACATTGTCTGCTGTTTACACTGCCTTAGACCACTTGTTGAATGGGAAAAAGGCAAAATCAGAATATTTTAAAAGCCCAATAATAGAAGAGACTTTAAAAAGAAAACAACTAAACGAAGATGACTTGCAGAAGCAGCGAGAATTGTTTGTTGCAAAACTTGAAACAATGAAAGCGAACTTCGAAATTGCACACCCTGAAAAGAAACAGAAGTAAAGGTGGTGGTTTAAATGCCGAATGAAATAGATTCCTTGGAAGTATCAATTGAGTCTGACGCGAGCAAAGCAAATTCGGAAGTTGACAGTTTAATATCTAAGCTGCGGGATCTTTCTTCTGTTATTTCTAAAATTCGCGGTGATAAAGCTTTCGAAAGCATGAGAGACGGAGCAGAGGAAATTGCCGGAGAATTTAAAAAAGCCGCAAAACCAGTTGCAGAAGTGAAAACAGATATCAAAAAATTGGTATCTGAAATAAGCAAAAAAAGTATCGACATAAAACCAGAAGTTGACACGTCGAACGCAGAAGCAGAAACAAAAAAATGGCAGAATCAGCTTCGGAGTGCTCAAAATGCGCTGAACAGGATTCTTGCATCCTCAGACCCGGAAAAACAGGCTAAAGGAATTGAAAGATATACAATTCGAATCAACGAAGCGAAAAACGCACTGGAGCATTTAAAAAACGTTTCCGCGAAACCGGCAGAATCAGATATGGATCATATTGATGCTGCAATCAAGCGCATGTACGAAAGGCAAAAAGCGGAATCGAAACCAAACAAGGAATGGGAAAACGGACGCGTTGAGCCACTCGGATCCATGAAACATGAAGGAGCTCCTATACCCGATTTCCTTAAAAGCAACGACATAAAAGAAGCGGCAGAGGAACTTTCCGATTTCGAAAAAACGTTGGAAAGTGTGCAGGCACTAGAGTTCAAAGGCAGCGGATTTTTCGAAATGGAAAAATGGGTAAGCGATCTGCAAAGCAGGCTTGAGCAGCTCCTGAACAAGCAGGAAAAGCTTCAAGATTTGGGGGCAAATGTAGATACGCAAAGGCTGCAAAGCATCGCATACGATATCGAGCAAATATCAAAGACGTTGGATGTATACGAAGGAAAGGTAGAATCCGCAAGGAAAGCAGGGCAGCTTGATATTAAGGTTCCCAAAATTGATGCAGACGTAAAAGATTCAGACATTAAGTCGGTAAGAGAAAAAATAACAAGCGCTCTTTCCAGCGCAAAAATTGTTATTCCCACAGATGGAATGAATGAAATCCAAAAAGAACTTGATAAGGTAAAACGAAAATACGACGACATTGCAAAATCAATGTCCGTAAAATCTTCTATTACTCCATTTTACGGAGCAACTGTTGATTTCAAGAAAAAGCAGGCAGAATTAGCTGCATTACGACAGGAATACCAAGATCTTATCAATAAGCAGAAAGAACTATCACTGTCTGGCGGATTTCAGCTTAATTTTAAAGGGCTTTCTGATGGTGCAAAAACACTTGGCAAAAATATTACTCCTGTTGCTTCTGCGTTGTCCAAGGCTAACAAGCATTTAAGTTCTTTCACTAGGAAAGTTGCATCCACTCTGGCACCGACGAAAAAACTGAAATCTGCGATGGGCGGTCTTGATCTGTCGAGCGCAGGACTTGCAAAAAGCCTATTGCGGACGAGCAAGATGCTGAAATTGATGGTCGTCCGAATGGCGTTGCGTGGAGTTATCGACGGCGTAAAACAGGGAATGGTTGGTCTGTCCCAGTACAGCAACGAGACAAATAAGAGTCTGTCTCTTTTGATGAGCTCATTGAAACAACTAAGCGCATCTTTTGCAGCGGCCGTGTCTCCAATTATAAACGCATTTGCGCCGGCATTGGACTTTATTATCCAGAAAATCATCGCTGTTGTAAATATGATAAATCAGCTTTTTTCTGCGCTGACTGGCAAAAATACGTTTATATACGCAAAGAAGCAGGCGGATGATTTTGCAACAGCTGTCGGCGGGGCGAACAAGAATGCCAAAAAGCTGAATCAGACGCTTCTTGGAATTGATGAATTAAATATAAACAATCCGGACAAAAACAGCGGCGGTAGTTCCGGGAGCGGAATAACTGGAAGCGACTTTGAAGAAAAACCAATTGAAAACAAGTACAAAGACCTGGCGGACAAGATCAAAGATTTCTTTTCGAAATTATTTGCACCTCTGAAAGAAGCATGGAACCGGGAAGGCCAGTTCGTAATGGATTCCTGGAAATACGCGCTGGACGAGGTCAAAAAGCTTGTGCAAGACATTGGGCGGGACTTCCTGATTATGTGGAATCAGGAAGAGACGATCGCGATGCTTGCGGACATCCTGCATATCATCGGGGATATCGGGCTGGTGGTAGGAAACCTGGCAAAAAACTTCCGCGAAGCGTGGAACGCAAATGATGCAGGACTGCGGACATTGGAAAACATCCGCGATATTTTTGCGGTAATTATTTACAATATCCGGCAGGCTGCAGATGCTACCGTGGAATGGTCGGCAGGTTTGAACTTTAAGCCATTGATGGAGATGATCGCGCAGTATACGCAGTCTCTGATTCCGGTGTTTGATGCGCTGTCCGGCGTGATGACAGATTTTTATACACAGGTGCTTTTACCGCTTGGGAAATGGACGATCGAAAATGGACTGCCTGAACTGTTGAATATTTTGAAACAGTTCAATGAAAGCATAGACTGGTCAGCAATGCGTCAGGAGCTCTCTGATTTGTGGTTACATCTGGAACCGTTCGCAGAAACAGTAGGCCAAGGATTGCTTGACTTTATACGCGATCTATCCGAGAAAATATCGTCTTTTGCAAACAGTGAAGTTTTTTTGAGCGTACTCGATGAAATAAAGAAGTGGCTGAACAGCGTAAAACCAGAGGGAGTAACAAATGCACTGAAAGATCTGGCAAAAGCCCTTGTTGCGTTCAAGGTTGCAGCTGTCGCAGTTGATATCGCATTAAAAGGGACGATGATTGTACAGACTCTTACAAAAATAGGAGCAGCATTCGAATCATTGCGTCTTTTTGTTCAGAATTTTATTGCGTTCTTTACCGGAATACCATGGCTGGCAATCTTTCAAAGCATGAATCCGGCAATGCAAGCGGAGTTGTTTTTTAGACTGGAAGACAAAATCGCAGGAACATTTCTTGATCCGTTTTCGTGGGATAACGTAATCGGAGACTTGCTACGCGGGATTGGAAATGCACTTGGATTGCTTGCGGACGGAATCATCGAGCTGCTGAGCGAACCGCTCGAAGTGGGCAAGAGAGCGATTGAATCCATTTTTGACATAAGCTGGGTGCAGGAACTATTTGAAAAGTGCCTTGAAAATTTCAGGAGTGCATTCAAAGGAGAAGAGATCGGTAAAAATATAGCCGAAGGATTTTTCAATGGTATTTCTGCTGCTTTTGGGCTTTTACTTGCACCGATTGTCAATATTTTCAGCGATATCGTCGAGGCGGTTTGCGAGCTTTTAGGTATCCATTCTCCCAGTACGGTTTTTGCAGAGATCGGTGAAAATGTTATCTCGGGATTACTGCTGGGAATCAGCGAGTTTTGGAATACGATAATTGAATTTTTCACAAATTCTTTTGCCGAGCTAATAGCTTTCTTTTCAAACAGCTGGCTATCTATTCAGGAAGGTGTAACAAATGTTTGGAATAACATTACGTCATTCTTGACAAAAACGTGGACGAACATTTCTACTACTGCAAGCGCGATTTGGAATGCGATAAAGCTTTTTTTGATTACCACATGGACAAATATAAAAACAATTGCTATCGAAATATGGACAACCATAAAAGATAAGATTGTTGAAATTTGGAATAAGGTAAAAGAAAAAGCGGAAGAAATATGGGATAAAGTAAAAGAAGTAGTAAAGGAAAAATTTGACAGAATCAAAGAAAAATCCGATGAACTGATCGAAAAGTTTCGGAATTTAAAGGAAGAAGTAAAGGAAAAATTCGAGAGTGTAAAAGAAATCATCAACAACACGATCGGATCCGCAATTGACAAGCTTGCAGGATTTATCGATAAGCTGAGGGAAGCCGGTCAAGCTGTCAAGGATTTCCTCGAGAGTGGGTATGAAAAAGTAAGCGGAATAATTGGTAGTATTGGCGGAGCACTCGGAATATCTGCGCACTCTGACGATGCAGCATCCAACCCAGTTGCTTTCAGCATTCCCGCATACGCGGTCGGAGGATTCCCCGAAGATGGATTGTTTTATGCGAATCATAATGAACTTGTTGGCTCGTTTGGAAACGGGAAAACTGCCGTAGCAAATAACGATCAGATAATCGAAGGCATCCGAAGCGGCGTTGAATCTGCTGTAGAAAACGTCCTTGCGCCGTATCTGGAACAGATTGTGCAGAATACGAGAGAAACAGCAGAAAAAGAAAGCAGTATAAGCATTGATGGCAGAGAACTTATAACCGCCATAGATGCGAGAAGCAAAAGGAACGGATATTCGTTCACGTAAGATTAAGGCGGCAAGATTGCCGCCTTTTTGCGAGGTGATTTTATGGCAATGTCCTCATTTTTAAATGTAAACGGATACGACCTTCCGTGTCCAGCAGCCGGATTTTCGTGGACGATATCGACTACGGTAAACGCAGGACGTAATGTAAATAATGCGGTTGTAGGGCAAAGGGTAGGACGCGATCTGTACAAGTTGGAAAATCTTAAGTGGGTTGGATTGTATCCGGAACAAAGAGCGCTCATATTGAAAGCCGTGAAAGATTATTTCGTCCCCGTAACCTTTGAAGATATGGAGAATCCAGGGAAAACAATAACCGTTACCATGTACCCGGGAGACAGAAAGGGAGTTCCGCTATTCGCGGACAAATTAACGCACATGATTACAAGAGACGAAACCCTTTCTTTCAATTTGATTGATTGCGGATGGTAGGTGGTTAAATGCAGAACGCAAGCAAAGCTTATAAGCAGTCAATAAAGGGCATAGGACGCAACAGGGAGTACATTAAGGCGACGATAGGCGTCATAAATTCAGAAGCACAGAAAAACGTTGCGTTGGACGACGTTACAGAAGTCACATATTTTTCAAACAAAAGGAAACCATTCGATCATTATACCGTAGACAACGTGTATGCTACTCAGGAGGAAGATTTTACAAAAATCGATGGTAGCATGTACTTTTTACCAAAAGAAAACTCTGGATATGAGTTTTATAATAACGGAATTGTTTCTTTAAACATTTTGGGCGCGATAAAGATTTCTTTTAAAGGAGCTACCGGGCTCGATATAAAAGGTTTAACGATAAACTTCGGAGAGCGCTTCCCGGTAGAGTTTACCATAGAAAATGACAACGTATCTCACCATTACACGAATAACGATAAAGCTTACTGGTCAACAGAAGATTCGTTTGATGGAACATCTTACTTTATCATTACTCCAATAAAAATGATAAATGGAAATGGACGATTAAGAATAGAACAGTTTTTCTGCGGAATCGTAAATGCTTTTGGAAACAATGAAGTTATAAGTTATACCGGTAAGGAATATGTATCTTCTATCACGGACACAATCCCCAGTAATGATGTGACGCTTACGGTAAACAATCGAAGCCAATACTATAACCCAGATAATCCGGAAAGCGCCCTTGCCTACATGGAAGTAGGACAGGAGATAAAAGTACAATTCGGATATGATGTTGACGGTCTTGGAAACATTGAATGGATTCCAGAGCAGACAACGTACCTGAAATCTTGGTCTACGACAGATACAGAGGCAAAATTTGTTTCTACAGATAGGTTTGACTATATGACGGGAACATATCGAAGAGGGCTGTACAAGGAAGAAGGGATTAGTCTTTACGATCTTGCTGTTGACGTGCTTAATGACGCTGGCATAACGGACGAACGAGAGTTTTTTATCGACCCGTACCTAAAGAACGTTATTGTAAAAAATCCAGTTCCGGTGTTGAAGCACAGCGAAGCATTGCAGGTTATAGCAAATGCTGGAAGATGCACGCTCTATGAGGACAGAAACAGCAGAATACATATGCAATCTTCATTTATCCCTGACATGGTGGCAAGTTCAAAAAACCAGACTGATTATAGCCATGTAGAGAATATACTAAGCCCATCTAAAAAAGATGCTTATGCGATATACAGCAATGATTTTTCTGCTGTTGATGGAAGTGTTCTTTTCCTTGATTCAAATGATATAAGCAAAAACACTGGTTATATAAGCAATTCTGTTTCAAACGAGTATGGATTGTTTGAGGAAAACCCATCAATCACGATTGAACTGGAAGCTGGGTATGTTGCTTATGGCCTTACAATCCGTTTTCGCAATGTAGCTCCAGAAGAATTTGACATCGAAACATATTATAACGGAGAAATTGTAGAAAGCAGACATGCGTCAGACGTGTCAAAAAATGATTGGTCAACAAATGAGCAATTCGCACTTTTCGACAGGATGCAGATCACCTTTACCAGATCCCATCCGAACAGCAGAATAACGATTGATAACGTCACGTTCGGAGATATAACAGATTACCATATCGAGAGAAATGACATAACATCATCTGTAACAGCAACAAGGCAAAATAAAATAAAGTCAATTTCCGTGCTAATGACAGAATATCGAAAAACATCAGAGAAAAAGGCATTATTTTCCCAGGAAACAGTGTTGAACGTTACAGATACAACAAGGACGGTATATTTTAATAACGCAAGCTACGGAGTTACTGTAGAGGTTGAAAGCGCAGATATCACAGCAGAAGTGACTGAAAGTGGAAGTTATTATGCGGTCTTGTCATTTGCTGGCGTTAGTGAAGAAACAACCATTAAATACACTGTATCCGGTTACGAATTTGCGACAGAAGAAATCCCGTATCATGTAAAACATAATGACACTGGAGAAGAAAAAACATGGAAAAATCCTCTTATAAGCGACGAGACGCACGCAAAAGCGCTGGAACGATGGCTCGCCTCGTATTTCCTTGGAGATGTCGACTATAAAATACCGTGGCGCGGTGACCCCAGAACAGACGCAAATGACGTATTTTACCTAGAACTCGCGAATGGAAGCGAAACAGAAATAAGGACATACCAAAACGAGATTAAATTTAGCGGATCGCTGAGCGGAACTATGAGAGCTAGAAAGGCGGTGATTTAATTGCCTGACGAAATTACAGAGTTGATACCTCCGAAAACGAATTGGTTATCTTCGGACAGGTTTAATATCGAGGACTACAACCGAATTAGGAACAATATTTTGTATATACACGATATTGCTAATCAGGTCTATGCGTCGTTTGAGCTTGAAAGCATGGGAGAAAACAGAAACTCATACGAAGGGTACTGGACAGCAGACGAGTTTAATGCAATCGAGAAAAACGTGTCCACAATCAACGACCACATCCTGTCGAAAGATTACGGAATTTCTCAGCGATTTTTCCCAAACGGAGCTTTTATAAAATGGGACGAACTAAATAGAATCGAATCCGCGATATCGTCTATGCATGCCATTTTGGTAAGGCAAAAAGGAAGCATACCGCAGCTCCAATTCAGACTCGGAAACTACAAGGGTATTAAAATTTAATCATGCGGAGGCACTTATGTATTTAAAGTTTTTAAACAGCAAAAAAGCAATAGAATGCTCCGTTATTGCGGTTGGTGATAACGTCGTTACGATTCTGCCAAAAACCAAAATATCAGTAAACACAACTGGATTTGACCTGTATTTAGACAAAGACTGCGAAAACAACATAGGCGGAGATTATTACCATGGTTTCACTACAGTATACAGGAACGATTCGGAAACAAAAAAATACAACGGGTATCAGCTTTCAAATGACGGAAGTGTTTACGAAAAAGCAAAGCACACAGTTCTGTTTCGTGCCGGCGCAAATGGTCATCTTTCCGGAAACTTGGAAATAAAGGCAGATGACTATAGCGGCCTGATTGTTCCGGAAGCTTCTGGCGAAGAAGGATACAAATTTTCTGGATGGATTCCGGAAATACCAAAAGACGGAGATATAAAGGAAGATATTACGTTTACTGCTATTTTTTGCGAAAAGCCAACAGTAACTTTCAAATCCTCAGAAAATGGTGGAATTATCGGAAACAGTGTGCAAAAAGTTGACCGTTACGAAGATTTAAAGATTCCTGATGTTTCTCCGATTTCTGGTTACGAGTTTGCCGGGTGGCTTCCTGAAATTCCGGCGTCTGGCGACATAGACACAAACAAAAAGTTCACAGCAAAAATACGAAAAATATTTGTTCCTACAATCAGGTTTACTGTGTCAGATAAAGGTACAATTTCCGGAGATGCGGAGCAGCACGCAACTTCTTATGAAAACATAATTGTTCCCGGCGTGGAAACAGAAGAAAATTACAGGTTTACCGGCTGGGTTCCGGAGGTTCCAAAAAGTGGAAGCATCGAATCTGACGTAATATTTGCAGCAAACATAGAATATGTCCCTACGCTAAATGATGTAAAGGAAGAAAAAATCCTGTCATTAAATTCGGAACAGCAATCAGCCATTGCAGAAGGGTTTGACATCACTCTTACGAACGGAACTGTAGAACATTTTACGTTGACAGAGCGAGACCAGACAAGCCTTATCGGATTGCAGACGCTTGTTATGTCAGGAGCCGAGTCTATACCGTGGCACACATCGGATCATTCCGAGCACTGCCGCTATTACTCGAACGCGGACATGTCTCTGATTGTAAGCAAGGCATTACAGTTCGTCACATATCACGTTACATATTTTAGGGACCTGAGAATATATGTAAACAGCATGGTGGACAAAGAGAGCGTAAACGCTGCTTATTACGGCATGTACGTACCGGAGGAATATCAGTCCGAGGTATTAAAGGACATTTACAAGCAGTCGAACTAAAACGTTGGAGGAATCGAAATGGCAAAAAGAACGCTGGCGACAGATTTTAAGGACGATATACTTGCCGAAAGCATGGATGGTAAGAGAAGATATAGACTTGTTGCGAATGGAGACGGAACATATTGCCTCGAGGACGCAAGCGTTTACGAACAAACTGGCAGCATCTACGGTGCAAAACAGGTAAACGAAGCAAACGAAGCAATAAACAGTGCTGCAGACTCTGCGAAAATAATCGACGACATTGACGCTGTTTTGGCAAATACGGTCGGTGGGTACATGGCAGGGGCTATGGCAGTCAGAGGTCTTGATGGAAAATTAAAAACTGTCGCAAAAACGGGAAGTTACAATGATCTTACGGACAAGCCCACCATTCCATCAGGCGCTGCAGCAAATTATGCTGTTGCTGATAATGACACAACAAACAGTGCCGCAAGCCTTGTTACGGCAAGGGTTGCATACGAACATGGAACAGAAATTGACGATCTTTCGAAAACGATCGAAAAAAGACTCCCGGATGGAACCGGAATAGAATGGGACGGAACAAACTTTTACGGTACAACTACGGACGGCGTAAAAAAAAAATTGGGTAATCCAGATTTTGAAGCATTAGACTGTGGTTTAGTTTCGTGGAAAGAGGGCGAATTTGGACAATGGCATCACGGATATCATTTTACAAAAGTATCTGAAATTCCTAATTTTGGATCTATGGTTCATGGAAAAGATTTCTTCATTGAAGTGTACAATGGAGGAACGAACCAATTAAACGCTAGTATTGGAATTAGCTATGTGCGCCATAGCGATTCCGAGCTTGTTATGACTTCCGTAAATGGGCTAAACTCTTTGGCGATAAAGGTCTACTATGCAATAAAATAGGAACATTTTAATAACACAAAGGAGTCTTTGCAATGAATCTTCTTAATAAAATTTGCAAAATTTTTACACTATTCTTCTTCGGCGGAATAATGTACAGTACTCTTGAGCGTATGGCAAGAGGGCACACTCACTGGACGATGTTTATCGTCGGCGGGTTGTGCTTTTGCATGATCGGACTGATAAACGAAGTTATCCCGTGGAGCATGGCATTCTGGAAACAGTGCGTCATAGGCGGTTGCATTGTAACTGCGGTGGAGTTTATATCTGGCTGCATAATAAATATTTGGCTCGGCTGGCATGTTTGGGATTACTCAAACATGCCTTTTAATATTTTGGGGCAAATATGCCTACCGTTTTCACTCCTATGGTGCGTCGTATCAGCGGTTGCAATTGTGTGTGATGACTATTTAAGATACTGGTTTTTTAATGAGGAAAAGCCAGTGTACAAGCTATTTTGAAAGGAATGTAAAAGCTATGGTAGAAATTTTAAAGCTGATCGGAATCCTTGGTATAGCGGTGCTTTGCAATATCCTTGGCGGATTATATGTAAACATCGGACTTAATGACGGTCAATTCGATACAAAAAAGCTTCTGTACGGGCTTGCAAAGGCAGCTTGTGTAGCCGCAATGTTTATCGGTCTTTCATACACGATCGAGCAGATTCCGAGTCTGTCAGACACTCTTGGTATGGAACCAAAAGCCACCCTGATTGCTGCTATCGGCGTTTACTCCGGTAAGGTTGTAAAGCACTTGTCCAGCATTTTCGGAAGCGATGCGATTAAAAAAGCAGAGAAAACAACCGGAACAGAAGAGTTGGAAGAATACCAGGATATGTGAGGTGCAAGAAAATGAAAGTAGAAGAATTTTTATCTACGGTCGCGCATGAAATTGTAAGCTCCTGCAATGCCGTGAACCTGCTTCCATCCCCGTCAATTGCCCAGGCAATCATCGAAAGCAAATACGGCACAAGCCAGCTTGCGACGGAAGGCAATGCGCTTTTTGGTATCAAGGCGGACAGCAGGTGGAGTGGTAAAGTTTGCCAGAAGCTTACAAAAGAGTACGTAAATGGCAAATATATCGACGTTATGGCATCATTTCGCGCCTATGACAGTTGGAACGATTCCATAAAAGACCACGCGGATTTTCTCGTACAGAATAAGCGCTACGCAAACCTGATTGGCCAGAAAGATTACAAAACGTATTGTAAGCTTATAAAAGCGGACGGATACGCGACATCCGCTACTTACGCGGAAACGCTTACAAACTGTATCGAGGCATACAACCTGACAAAATACGATGCCACAACCGGAACAGATGCGGAAGAAACGCCAGTAGTACAAATAAGAAGTTTCAACATCCACGCAGGGCACAATCCATCCGGGATGCCGGCAGCTGGATCCGTTGGATATTTAAACGAATCAGACGAAAACAGGAATGTTTGCAATGCTCTGATCGGTAAAATCCGTTCCGCAGGGCATACGGTTTACGATTGCACATGCAATAACGGGTTGAGTCAAAAAGATATTTTACAGAAGATTGTATCGAAGTGCAACGAGCACGCGGTTGATCTTGATATTTCGATACATTTTAACGCTTTGTCCAAAGAGACTGCATCCGACGGCAGGACAAGAGGTGTGGAGGTATGGATCCACCCAAACAACAAGGGAACAGAAATCGAAAGCTATGCGCAGAAAATATGTAACAGTGTCGCGTCCCTTGGGTTTACAAATCGAGGTGTCAAGTATAGCAACGGTTTATATGTCTTAAAAAATACCAAAGCGCCAGCTATGCTGATTGAATGCTGCTTTGTGGATGATCTGGACGACTACGCGCTGTATGACTGTGAAAAGATGGTGCAGGCAATCTACGACGGTTTGGAGATCAAATCTGTGAATGCGACCGGAGAAGTAGGAAAAGATGAACCGGAAACGAAAACCCTGTATTATGTCATTGCCGGTGTATATTCTTCCGAACAAAACGCAACTGCTTTTGCAAATATTCTTGCAGAAAAGGGATACCTGATGAATGTAGAAGGGAATCTCATGAAAGGAATAAAGACACAGATCAAGGAAATTTAGGGGCTTATTGCAAGCCCCTTTATTTTTTTGTTCGAAAACGCTGTATTCGACATTTTTTACGCTTCCGGTGCAGTATGATACAGACAGCCTTAACAAATGGCATACGAGTTCTGGCGGCAGGGCGGTGTCTTGGCATTGCATCGCCCTACAAAATACTTTACAAAATAGAACGCACGTTCTATAATGATTTTATCGCTACTGAGTGCGGAAGTGATTGGAGGGGGTCTTGGTGAATGAAAAAGAAGTTTACAGGGAACGCATTATTGAGATGGTAAAGAAAACGGAAAATAACGACATACTGCAATTCCTGTATATTGTAGTTTCTGATTTGGAAGGAATAGCAGATAATGAAAAGGGAGTGATGATAAACATGGATTGCGAAAATAAGCCGAAGTTTCGGTTTCCCACAATTTTCAGAAAGAAGCATAAGAGCTCCGAAATCGACACAAGCATTGAAGGATTCAGATATGTCGGAATTAATCTGACAAAAGAACAATACCAGGATCTTGTTACGCTTAATATATCGTTAATAAGCGGCGAGAGAGATTATATCCCTGTTTTTAACATGATGATTCTGCTGAAAATTTTAGGATTACTTCCACCCGAAATGATATGTGATGTAGGCGAGAGCAATACCAGCAATGATAGTGGCGATGATTTCCGCAATGAATTTCAGAGAAAGTTTGGAAAATGCAGAGAGTGAATTCTTGACTTTTGACCTTCTGGTCAAATCGTCATAGGCACTTAAACCTAAAGAAGTTACTTCAATGTCTCCAAGAGTTGAGGATATATAACCATTTGTATTCAATTTTTTAATAAAATTTGACAAGGTAATACCGTCAATTTCTAGCTTGTTCATCACATCTGTATGATAGGCAAGACCGTTTGGTTTTCTGCATTCTACAATAGCTTTTAAAACATCATCTGATGTAATCATATTTACACCTCACTAAGCATGTTTATTGTTTCAATAACATGCTTTTTCTTTTCGTCTGAAAGTTCAAAATATTTTCTCAATGCTTTAGCCATCTCTGGGTCTTGAACCAATTTTCCTACTAACTTTGCGGTTTCTGCTGACAAGTCTACCTTTGGTTCTTCCCCGGTCAGAAGATAATCTGTGCTCACATTGAGAAAAGCTGCTATTTCTTTAATTCTACTACTTGGAATATCTTTTGCTTTTGCTAGAGAACCATTACTGTATTTTAACGTTTGTTCAAGTGTAGTGATGCTGATGCCCTTCTTTTCTCTGCATAGTGTTTTTATGCGTTCCAGTATTGTCATATAATCGCCTCTTAAAACTAGAAGAAAATCTACAAAAATGCTTGACAAACTAGAACATAATCTATATACTATCCTTATCGACTAGAAAATGTTCTATAAAAGAAATAGTAAATAGAAGATGTTCTTGTTATGTGTGGTAGCTTAATTTTAGAATATATTCTAATAAATGTCAATAGAACATTATCTAAATAAAGAAAAGAAAGGAGGATTGGATGTGATTTATGACAAAGTGATTGAGTATTGCGAGAAAAACAAGTTGTCCATAGCGGCATTTGAGAAAAATTGCCGAATTGGAAATGGCACAATCGGAAGATGGAAAAATAATTCTTCGCTTCCTGCCATGTCAACATTACAGAAGATGGAAATTGCCACAGGAGTTCCAATTAGAAAATGGATTGAGTAGGAGGTGAGAGAAATGCGTTCGATAGTACATATTGGAAATTCGGATATTTCCGTAAAAGAGTACAACGGTCAGCGAGTAGTTACATTTAAAGACATCGACATGGTACATGGCAGACCAGAAGGAACGGCGAGCAGGAATTTTAGAACTAACAAAGAAAGGTTCATCAATGGCGAAGATTTCTTTAAAGTAAGCTCCGACGAAATTCGTCGCACCAACATTTTTGAAATTCCGGACAAGGCAACTGCTGATTATGCACTTATCACAGAGCAAGGATATCTGATGCTGGTGAAGTCCTTCACAGATGATCTAGCATGGGACGTTCAGAGGCAGTTGGTGAATGGATATTTCAAGACAAGAGAAAAAGTGAACAGAGCATTATCACCGGAGCTTCAGATGTTACAGGGGCTGCTGTCACAGATGGTTGAAAAAGAGCTTGCTGATAAGGAACGTGACCGGCAGATTGCCATTGCACAGGAAACCGCTGACAAGGCAGTTGCAACAACGGAGAGTATTAAAGAAGCCGTGAAACCAGTATTTGATAACTGGCGGTCGGAAATCAATCTGAAATTTAATCGAATCCAGAAAAATGCTGGAGCAGAGTTCAGAATGCTCCGATCGGAAATGTATCTGGAACTGGAACGGAGAGCCGGATGCGATCTGAATACCAGATTGAGAAACAAGCGTAATCGCATGGTGGAAGATGGATGCACAAAGACAAAAGTCAGCGCACTGAACAAAATGGATGTCATTGAAGATGATAAAAAGTTGCGTGAAATTTTCTCAAAAATCGTGACTGAATATGAAATCAGATATTGTGCGTAGATTGAATCGGAAAGGAGGTGAAGAAATGCAGAATCAGAGATACAGCGTTGTAGATTCAAACGGCAAGGCTACTTTGGTAAAAAAGGCTGACTCTCGCTATGTTGGAATCGACGAAATGGCGCAGCATGTAGCAATGGATGTTCTGGAAGCTTATCAGAGCATTGTGAATGGCGATAAAAAAATTGATGAAACAAACATCGATCTGTCTATCAAAGTCCTTACCGCCATTGCTCCGGTAGTCGGAACATTTAGAAGTTCTTCCGGTTACGGAAAGGATTAGACACAGCCTCAACCTTTGCTAATTTCGGTTCTTCTGGAATTGCTTCGATGGTTTCTGAGTAGTATTGGTCGTACAGCTTTCTGAAATCATCAAAGCCTTGGTTAAATCCGCAAGTTCTCGCAATAGCATAAGCAGATGCGTATTCTTTAGAATCCAATTCAATTCACCTCCTTATAAAAGATAGGGAGATTATACCATGAAAGAATCCACAAGAAAATGAATAGAAAGGAGAATAGAAAATACATGGTAAAAGGATATAAGGTTTTTAGACCTGATTGGACTTGTGATCCAACGGGGCACAACCATAAACAGTACACCTGCCCCGGAAAATTTGAGGAAGAAGGGGAGCTTGATGTTTGCGGTCACGGGATGCACTTCTGCCAGGTTGCTGCTGACTGCTTCAATTATTACAGTTTCAACAGTGAAAACAAGGTTGCAGAAGTCATTGCCTATGGTAATGTAAGAACAGACGGTGACAAGTCATGTACTGACAAACTGGAAATCGTGCGTGAAATCCCGTGGGATGAAGTGTTGCGAATCGTCAATATTGGAAAGAATTGCACCGGGGACAGGAACACCGGGGACAGGAACACCGGGAACTGGAACACCGGGGACTGGAACACCGGGAACTGGAACACCGGGAACAGGAACACCGGGAACAGGAACACCGAGAACAGGAACACCGGGAACAGGAACACCGGGAACTGGAACACCGGGGACTGGAACACCGGGAACTGGAACACCGGGAACTGGAACACCGGGGACTGGAACACCGGGAACAGGAACACCGGGAACAGGAACACCGGGAACAGGAACACCGGGGACTGGAACACCGGGAACTGGAACACCGGGAACAGGAACACCGG